TCAGTGCTCAAGATGCGGCTCCACTCCTCTGGGCGCCGACTCGTCCCAGCCGACCACAACCAGGCACACGCCGCCCCACGCGCCGAAAATCACCGCGGGGACCCAGCCGGACGAGGTCTCGTGCAGCGGCCACCACGAGACGAGGTAGGCCATCGACCACGGGGCCGTGATCGCCCACACCGCAAGGAATCCTGGCCAGTCCCGCCGCGGGGGCAGCCACGCGCACACCAGCGCGGTGACGCCGACCGCGATCCACAGCCACGCCCAGGCGGTGAGCGGGACGTGGCGGAGAAGCAGGCACAGGCCCCGCTGGTCTGCCGTGGGGGTTGTCAGCTGGCCGAGCCCGTACAGGGTGGCGATGGTCCCCTTGAGTAGGAGGATCGCGCCGCGGCGGCCCAGCCGCTGCCGGAGATGCCGAGCCGCCCGGCGCGGCACTCAGGCCTCCTGAACCGGGGTCGGGCCGATGGGGCTCTTCTCCTCGACCGGCAGCGCCGGTACGGGCGCTGTCACCTCGCGATGCAGGACCAGCGCGACGGCGCCCTCGACGGCCATCATCCACAGAGCCTGGACCTCGGCCGGCATCTCCAGCCCGAACGCCAGGAACAGGGCCAGCGCGCCTTGCGCGAGGTTCACGATCGCCGCTCCGACCGCGCCCGTCTTCAGAACGATCGCGGAGACGACAGCGACGATGAGGGACAGGACGGCCATGATGGCGCCCTGCTCCTCGCTGGACACGTCGAGGCCGTAGGCCGCGCCGAGCTTCAGGCCGATGGCCACGATGGCGAGGATGTAGACGGGCTCCCGTCCGAATACCTTCATGATCAGGACTCCTGTCCGGTCACGTCGACGTGGACATTCACGACCGCGTCGGCGATGGCCTGCTGCACAGCGGCGACGACCGCCGCCGTGTCGACGCCGGACCCCACGAGCCCGGCGAGCTTGGTGATGGCCGCGGTCTGCGCGGCCTCCGTCTTCGCGACGGCGTCGATCCGCTTGAGGATCTCCGTCTGGACCGAGGACAGCGTCCAGGTTGGGTTCGTCGCGGGCGCGCCCGGGACGGAGATGATCCCGTCCAGGGTCAGCACTTCCCTCGCGACCTCGGCAGCAGTGGGCATGTCGTCCTCCTCGGGGATCTGACCGGCCGCGCGGGCGACGATGCCCGGGAACACGACCTCCTTGAACTGGCGCACGCGCGCGTCACCCGGGCAGGAGTGCCCGTCCGGGTTCCACTCACTGAACTGGCGGTGGTACCCGAAGCCCGGGTCGTCCGCGGTACGGCAGATCCGCAGCGGAATGCCCTCGGTCTGGTGCAGCCACACGCCGAGCTGGATGAGGGTCTCGACCTGCTCGGCGGTCCATGGGTCGGAAGCCTCCAGGTTCGAGGCGGACTCCAGGGACACGGCGCCAGTGCCGTCCGGGCGGCGGTTCGCGGCGCCGGTGGCATCGGCCCGGGTGTGGGTGCCGATGTACTGGCCGAGGCTGCCGTCGTAGCCGAGCCCGAAGTGGGACTCCAGGTTCGTGCTGTCGCGCCAGTACTCGTAGGTGCGCTTCGGTGTCCACGGGGCGACGATGCTGTGGACGATGAACTGGGTCGGGCGGATGGCGGGTTGTGCGTCCGACTCCGGTTGCAGTTCCATGCGGGTGGCGCCGGGGTACCAGCCCACGTCAGTCCCCTCTCTGTGTGTCGACGGCGGCGCGGACCATGCAGTCCTTCGCCTCCAGGAGCTTGCGGAGGCCAGCCGTCAGCTCCGGCCCGTCGGGCAGCGCCTGGATCATCTGGTCGGCGAGCTCCTGGAACGGGCGGGACACCGACTGCAGTTGCTCGGGCAGGTGCGCGTAGGCGAAGTAGCGGGCGACGTGCGACGTGCCCGGGTGCCGGTCGGCGTACGGATCAGCCATGTCAGGGCTCCTCTACGGACGTGTCGATCGAGAGCTTGAATTCGGCGAGGGTGACCCTCCGCGCAGACGAGGCGTCGTGCGCAACCAGCAGCGCGATCGGCACGTCCGGGCGGACGAACATCTGGTGCGACTTGTGGAAGCACTGCATCCCGGGCGACGGGGGCCGGTGCTCGGTTGCCGTCGAGTCGTAGCCGTCCTCGGTCAGCCGGAGCGGGTCCCGCACGTACCGGTCGCGCAACTCGTCGTAGTCGCCGGCCTCCCAGTAGATGAGGGAGGTGAGCGTGCCCCACCCGGAGCAGGTCGGCCAGATCAGCCCGGACCGGTCGTCCTTGGACCAGCTGGCCACGCCGTACCCGTCGGGCTGGATGGGGTTGTGCATGCCCCATGGGTCGTAGGACTCGGTCATGTAGGGGAACCGCACCACGTGGTAATCGCCGTCGGCGGGGATGGACTGGGCGACCTCGGTCTTCAGCGAGGAGATCCGGATTCCGGTCACAAAGACTCCTAGGCGATGCGCTGGAATTGCAGCCAGCTGTCGGTGTAAAGAATCGTCGCGGTCGCAGACGACGTGTTCTGCGCCCATTGCAGGCTGATGTTCCCAGCGGTCGGCCCCATGCGAATGAGGCCACCGAGGGGGGTGTAGTGCTGGCTGTCGCTCGTTCCGTATCCAGTACGGCCCGCGTTGATATCGGTGGTGTCGGTGCGGATGGAATAGCCGAGCACGTTCGCGGCAGCCGTTCCCTGGCCGGGCATGAACCACGCCCACTCGCCGAGCGCGTCGGACGGCACCGTCACCTTCATTTTGATATCCGGTGTCGGGTCGGCGAAGTATTTGACCCAGCCGATCATTGTGTAGACCGCGTTCGCCTCGGCCGCGAAAACAAGGTGCGTGTCGTCGGCGTACGTTGTGGTCGCACTCCGGGACTCGTCTGCGGTCTTGCGGACGGTCTGCGTCAGCATCGACCGCAGCAGGCTGGCGACCAGCCGTTGCCCCGCCAGCGGGGTCGGGTACGCCTCAGGCATGACGCCTCCTTACAGAGCGAGATAGGTGGGATTGGCGAGCCGGACATCGGTGCCCGCGGTCTGCGCCTTCGAGACGCCATTCACGGAGCGGGTGACCGTGAAGATCTGCGGATTCACCAACTCGAAATTGTCGTAGGAGATCACGGGGTTCACGTTCGTATTCGTCGTGGCGAGAATGGAGCGCACCCCCACCGATCCGGCGGCGGGCAGATCGGAGTCCGTTGCTGTCGTGTGCCATTCCGGGGGTTCGATATCGCCGACCTGCCAGACTTTTGCGCGAAGCGTCGAACCGTTCCCTTGGAACCGCAGTCGGTAGAACGTGCCCGCGACGTGGGTGAGCGGTGACAGATAGGGGGTGCCGACAGCGGATTCGGAACCGGCGGACCATTTCCGCATCGCCAGAGTGATCGTGGCCGTGGTCGAGAAGGCCAGCCTCGCGGTGTAGAAGTTGTCGATGTCGAGGTAGCGGCCCATCGACCCGGCGTAGATGAAGCTGCCGGTGGCCAGTGCGCTCGTCGCGATGTCCACGTACACGTCGAAGCGGGCCGCGGGCGAGGTGAGGAAGCTGCGGCGGGAGGCGTCGACCGACGTCATCGTGTGCGTGCCGGCCGACCCGGTGACGTCGAAGTCCACGGCGGAGCCGCCGAAGCAGGTCCAGGTGCCGCCGACGTCTGCGGTGCCCCACGCGTCGACGGTGGCCCGGGTGAACGTGTCCTTTGCGGCTGAGGTGACCGCGGTGACGGTCATGATCTCGCCGCCGACGCGGATCGTCCACGGGGTCTCCGCGGTGTCGGTGGTCCACAGTCCGTCCTGGTCGGCTGTGGGCGCGACGACCAGGCTGGTCGCCGACGAGGTCGCTGCAGTTGCCAGTTGGGATCCGCTGGTGTCGATGCGGGCCGTGGTGGTGTCGAGGGAGCCGACGCTGTACGGGCTGGCCGGCGCGCAGCCGAACGTCAGCCGGTGCTGGAAATGGTTGATGGACTCGTCGCCGCCGAGGATGACCTGGTCGATCGTGTCGGGGGAGGCCCAGATCGGCGGGTTGACGATCTGGACGCGGTCGCCCTGGCGCAGGGCGAGGACGGCCCGCTTCAGCGCCGGGTTGTTGACGAAGCTGGAGTGGGCGAGGTTGACGCTGATCTGCGGGAAACGCGGCTCGTCGACGGTGCCGAGGTGGACGCGCCACGCGGCCTGGTCCAGGAGCGTAGGCCGGTCCGAGGAGGCGAGGTTGAGGGTGGAGTCCGACGGCCCGTACACGCCGACACCGGCCGGGGGCGGCGCTGTCGACAGGGCGCCCGACGTCTCCTCATACGTGGCCGACACCCCGTTGACGGTGACCGTGACGCGGTTCGCGAGGCGCTGGTCGTCCTCAACGGGCACCGGGACCTCAGACAGGTTGAACGCCGTGTAGTCCAGCACCAGCGCCGGGTCCTGGTTGTACAGCGACGCCCGCGTCCGATACCCCAGGCCCAGGGAGTCCGTGGACTCGTACAGCATCCCGCCGTCTGCCAGTGCGCACTCCTGCATCAGCGCGATCGGGGTGGCCTTGCCCTGCGCGCCCATCGGGGTCGTGTCGTCGAGGTCGCCGATCCACTCGAAGGGCAGGCCCTCCTCGCCGCACAGCCGCTGAATGCGGCGGCCCGCGGTCTCCCCGATGGGGTTGAGGCGGCGCCCGAGCGCGGTCGTCGCGGTGATCGCGGTCTCGACGGTGACGTGGCCGACAGCGACACCGGGCAGGTACTGGGTGCCGATCGGGCCCACAGCGCTGCGGGACGCCGGCCCGAACTGCACGCGGACGACGCGGGTCAACTGCGTCAGGGCCGCCGTGTCCGTCACCGAGTACACCCGCCCGGTGGGGACGTCGGTGATACGGATCGCCCGGGTGACGCCGGTCCCGGACTCCTCCTGCTCGATGGACACGTACAGCTGGCGGCCGCGGACGTCGAGGGTGTGGGCGAGGTCGACGCCGAGGCTCGTGCTGTCCGAGGCGAACGTCCGCAAGACGAGGCTGTTGCTGCTGGTGCTGTAGTACAGCTCCCAGAACTGCGGGGACCCGGCGCTGTAGTCGGCTTGGTCGATGGAGCAGATGACCTTGCCGTCGGTGAGGCCCGCCCGCGGGATGAAGCACAGGAACCGCACCTGGTGGGCGGTGGGGTCGGCGTACTTGATGACGCCGCCGGACAGGTAGCCGGCCGACAGGTCCGGCAGCGGGTCGGAGGCGCCGAACCCGTCATAGCTTGCGAGCGTCGGGCTGCCGGACATGGTCATCGGGGACCCGTTCGTCAGCGCCGACGCCAGCGTCGTGGCCCCGTCGGCGTCCTCGCCCGGCCAGTACGCGACCAGCGTCGACGGGATCGGGTCCGTCCACGCGCTGTAGATCACGGACCGCTCCGGGACCGGGCCCTGCGCGAGGCGCTGCATCAGCCCGGCGCCCGCCACGTCGACCCACACATCCGTCCCGGTCGGGTCCCACGACGTCGGCCACCGCGAGATCTCGGCCCACGACCGGTAGCTCTTGCCGCCGTTGCCGTCCGGGACGGAGACCCTGACCGGCTGGTTGCGGCCGATCAGCCCGAAGTACGGGCCGGACGGGTTGCGGGGTGTGAACCGTCCGTCCTGGTTTTTTAGCTGCGCACGGAGGGTGGACAGCTCGGAGACGTTGTTGCCCTCATCGCGGATCCCCCACGTCAGCCCGATCTCTCCGGAGTCGTCGCGGACCAGCGCGTATGAGGTGATGTCGACCCACTGGCCTGCGACGAGCAGCTCGACCTGGACAGGCTGGCCGGTGCTGGTCTCGGCGGACGCGCTGAGGGGCCCGGCCGTGCCGCCCATGCGGCGCTGCCAGGCCATCGCCTGCGCTGCAACACTCCCCGGCATCCGGTCACTCGTCCCAGCAGACCCAGCAGCGGAGGTCGGTGGCTGTGGTCGGGGTTGTGGCCCGGACTCGCAGGAAGCGGCTGACGGCGACGATGGGCCGCTCGTCGGGCATCCACTGGTAGACGTAGCTGAGGCCGGACTCACCGGACGTCGAGCTGAGCGACACCGCGTCGAACACCCGGCTGGCCGTGGTGGTGCCCTCGGCGGTCGCCGTGTAGCCCGTGCCCGAGGTGCTCAGCGTGAGCAGCGACGCGGGCGCGTTCGGGTCCAGCGGCTGCACACCGGCCGCAACATGCGCGGTCACTGTGGCCGCGACGTCAGTCTGGAGCAGCTCGATGACGGCGTCCGCGCCCGGCGGGTCGTCGAGGCTGAACCCCCAGCTGATGAGCTGGATCTGCCGAGTCGCCGGGGTGGCCAGCTGGAGCATGGTCTTGATGGCCGTGCCCGTGGTCACCGACTGCTGAGCTGCGGTCGTCGGCGCCGGGCCGTTCCAGGTGCGATACCGGTGCATCTCTCTCCCTACGGGGTGCGTCGTCCGGTGAGGACGAACTGGACGTCGCTGCCGCGCTGCCTGATCGCGCGGCGCAGGATCATCAGGAGGAAGTCATCGACCTCGGACCCGGACGAGCGGAGCTCCAACTCGACCCGCGACACCCCACCGCCGGCGCCCGCAGCGATACGACGGGAGTCCGGACCCGAGCGCACCCGCGAGCCGACCGGCAGGTCCAGCAGCTCCGGCTCGTGCTCGCCCACCCACGTCATCCCGCCGCGGACACCGCCCGAGGCGGCAGCGCCGACGATCCCGCCCGCGGCCTTCTTCCCGATCGCCTTCGAGATGGCCTTCTCCAGGGCCTTCGCGAGGCGGGACATGCTCTTCTCCAGCCGGTCTTGACTCTTCTGAAGCTTGTGGACCACGGCGGTCTGCGCCTTGATCGCGGACGCGTACACGGCGTCCGCGGTGGTCTTCCCGGCCGACGAGGCGGCCGAGGCGATCTGCGACTGCAGGCGGTTCAGGGAGCTGATCTCCGACGACGACGCGCCGAGCAGAGCACCCGCCGTATCGAGGCCACCGCCGTCGATGCCCGCCTCGCCGATCTGCTGGATCATGCTCTTGGACAGGCCCTTAGACCGCAGCCCCTTCAGCGCGCTCGCGAACGCGGTCGCCTTGTCCCGGGACTCGGTGAGGCCGCCCATGATCGAGGCGACGGTGATGGTCTTGTCGCTGCCCGCACCCTTGGTCACGTTCGCCGAGGAGAGGACGTTCGACTTGACGCTGTCCCGCAGCTGCGAGGCGGCGCCCTTCAAATCGTCGAGCTTGCTCTTGGCCTTCTCCAGCGACGCGTTGACCTTGGTGAGCTGCTTCTCGTACTTGATGAGGCCCTTGCCCGCAGAGTCCAGCGCGCGCAGCAGGCGCCGCTCCGTACTCCCCGACGTGGCGCGCTTGATGTTGCCGCGGGCAGCGTTCAGCGCGGAGGTGAGGGCCGCCATGTCGGACGGCGCGCCAAGCGCCTTCTCGAACGGGGTGCGGCTGTAGCCCGCCTTCCGGCCGAAGTGGCTGATGTCGAAGCTGTCGCGGAGCGTGTTCCGGGCGTCCTTCATCGACTGCGTCATGCCGCCGCGCGCAAGCCCCTTGGCGAGGCGGAGCTTGCCCGCGTTCAGGGCCTCCATGAACGCGACGCCGTACTTCCGCACCGCCGACGCCTGGACGACGTACTCGGTGTTCGACACCTGCGCCTCGGCGCCCGACGGGAACGTGGCGGAGATGCTGTCCGACGTGGGCGTGCCCGGGCCCTGCACCTGGCCGCCGGCCGGGAAGTGCTGCTGGGTCTGGCCGCCGCTCGCGAGGCGCAGCAGACCGCCGTGCGCGTTGTAGTTCCGCGCGTTGCGGCCGGCGGTGCCCTCCACGCCGAGGCTCTGGTGGACCGTGGTGATCGTGACGGTCTTGCCGCGGATCTTGTTGATCGCGGCCTGGATCGCGCGGGCGGCAGCGGATGCCCGGTCCCGGGCGGTGAGCGTGATGCTCTTGGACTTGAGGGCGTCCCGGGCCCGCTGGACCGCGGCGATCGCGCTCTTCGCCGAGCCGGTCGCGGCGGTGACCTTGAACCGGCCGTCCTTCAGCCGCTTGACCGTGAAGCCGAGGCGCTCCAGTTCGCTTTTCGCATCCGAGGTCAACGCCTTGACGGTGACGCTCTTCGACTTCGTCTTCTTCATCGCCGCGGCGACGCGGTTGAGACCGGCGATGGCGTCCTCGGTGCGCATCTCGATCTTGTGGCTGGACTTGCTGGGGATCTTCATGATCTGGCCAGCGAGCTGCCGCGCCTCGGACTTGGTCAGGCCCATAGCCTGAGCGTTCTTGATGAGCTGCGACCGGCCACGCTCGTAGATCGCGTTGACGGACTCCCAACTCTGCCCGTTCTCGCGTGCGCTGAGCGCTGCGTCCTTGGTCTTGGACGCCAAATCGTTCAGCGCTGTCGCGGCGGCCTGGGCCTTCGGGCTGTTGACGTCGAGCTGCCCGTTGACCATGTTCAGGCTGCCGGCGTTCTCCTTCGCTGCCTTCGCTGCCGCGTCGATGCTGGCCTCGAAGCCGATCATCCCGCCCAACGCCGACCGGTTGGCGTCGTTCAGCGCCTCCAGGCTCTGGCGGAGGCCGTCCGCCGATGCCTTCTGCGCATTCAGCTTCTCGCCGACCGCGAGGGACTGCTCCCCGAACAGGCCCATGGCCTGCGCGGCGAGCTGCTGCTCCAGCGCCTGGTCGGCGAGCGCGGCCCGGTAGTCGTCGAGCTGGGAACGGAGCTCCTTCGACGACATGCCGTTCTTCTGCATGCCCTTCGACAGCCGCTCCACGGCCGCCGCGGCGATGTCCGCCTTCCCGCCCTTGACCAAGTTGGCGAGGGCCTTGTCCGCGCCGTCGAGGTTCTCCTTGGCCTCCTTGACGGGGGTCGAGTCCATGCCGACGAGGCTGGTGAGGAACTGCTGGGTTTTGTCCAAGTTGGACGGGCGAGACAAGGTACGCAGGTTGTCGGCCAGCCCGCCGAGATCCTTACCGAAGACGCGGGCCGCCTCGCCGGCCACCTTGCCGCCGTTGCCGAGCTTGCCCAGCGACGTCGTCAGCTTGTCGACGTCCGGCGGCGCCTGCTTCCCGATGCTCGACAGCTTCGTCAGCGCGATGACCAGGATGCCGATACCCGCACCGATCACAGCCACCTTCGCTGCCCGCGACAGCGTCCCGAACGCCGCAGCCAGGCCCGCCATGCCGCCGCCGGCCGCCGTCGACGCGGCCCGCATCGCCGTGAGGGAGGCGCCGAACGCCGCGATGCCACCGCTCGTAGCGCCGAGCCCGGCCGCGGCCATCTTCACGGCCTTGAAGACGACGACGAACTGAAGCAGCGTGCTAAGGGCCTCGGTGGGGATCGCGTTGACGAGCTTCGCGAAGGAGTTGACCAGCGTCAGCATGGTGACGCCGGTCTCCGACGCCGCCGCCACCAGGTGCACCATCGCCTGGGCCAGGTTCATCAGGGTCTCGCCGACCTGCGGGCCGACCCGGTGCGCGTATTCCATGAACTCGGTGAGCTGCGAGCTGCCCGCGCCGCCGGACATGGTTCGCATGAAGCGGACGAGGCCGTCATTGGCCTTCGACAGGGCGCCCGTGGAGAACTTCGCGAAGGACTCCATGAAGTGGTCGAAGCCAGAGCTGTTGATGCCTCCGGCCAGGATTGTCATGAAGCGGTCCAGCTCCCCGGACGCGCCCCGCACCATCGGCGTCAGCCGCGGTAGGAGCGCCCCGAACACGGCCAGGCCCTTCGTCGCGACGGGCATCGTGTCCCCGGCCAGCGACTTCGACCAGTCCTTGTACTGGTCCTTCAGCACCCCCAGCGCCGCGGCCGTGCGCCGGCTCGCCGGGTCCAACTGCTTGACCTGCGACAGGTACTCGGCTTCCGCCTGCGCGGCCTGCTCCGAAGCCTGGCCGTGCTTCTTGACGGCGTCCTCGTACTTCTTCTGCGCGTCGGCCGCGCCCTTCACCGCGACGAGCTGGCCAGCGATCGCGGCACCGAACACGCCGACCGCGACTCCGGCAGCGCCGAGGCCCGCGGCGATCGGTACCGCGGCCGCGGCGATTGGGATCAGCGCCGGCGCCAGGGAGAGCGCGGCGGCCTTTAGCCGCTGCATGCCGCCGCCCGCGCTGCCCCCGGCCGTGCTGATGGTGCCGAGGCGCCCGCGCAGGCCGCCCATGGTGGTGGTGAGACTGCGGAGGCTGCCGTCGAGGTCGTCGCTGTCCCGGCGCAGCGTGCGGGACCGGTCCGACAGACCTGCAAGCCGGGTGTCTGTCGTACGGGAGGCCTGGTTGAGGCTGCGGAGCGCCCGGGAGGCGTCCTGCGCAGCGTCCTTCAGCGAGCGCAGCGCGACCGCTGTCGCAGCGGCGCGGGTGGCGAGCCCGTCCAGGCTCCGGCCGGCGTCGCGGGCCTCGTCGCGGAGCCGGTTGAGGGAGGCGTTGACGGCGGCGAGTCCGGTCGCGGTCTGGTTGGCGACCCGTACCCGGATCTCGATGTCATTCCCCACCGCCGTCCCCTCCCTCCTGCTCGTACTCGGGCGTCCCGAGGCGTTCGATTTCGATCAGCCTGAGTAGGTCGGTGTCCTCTGCGAGCACTTCCGAGGGGAGCTTGTGGAAGCGGTCGCAGAGGCCGAGGATCAGGCGGGCACGCTGGTAGGCAGCGGGAGGTCGGACAGTGCTTCCATCGGGATGGACGCCACCGGGGACGGCTCGCCAGACGGCGAGCTCTGCGGCAAAGGGCTGCTGTCACTGACCTTGCCGCCGAGGCGCTCCATCCACTCGGCAGCCAGCGCGAGCGCAAGGTCGTTGTCGATGGCGAAGAACGCCTCACGCGTGCACGGCAGCGGCTGGCCGCTCTCGTCTTCCAGGTTCCAGGAGATGAGGGAGTCCGCGAACTCCTCCAGCTGCTGGACGATCCCGGCCCGCTCGTCGTCCTCTCCGGTCTCGGCGAACCCCATGAGGGCGAGGTACTCCGTGAGGGTCTTGCCGCGCGCGTACGCGACGGGGAACTCGGTGTCCTGGCCGTACTGGAGGTGGCCCTTGAGGGACACCTCGATGCGACGGGACGTCTTGCGGTAGCCCATAGCAGTCGCCTCTCAGGCCCAGGTCGGGACGACGCCGTCGGCCAGCGAGCCGGGCGCAGACCATGTGAGTTCGCCGCTGTCGGAGCGGGTCAGCTGGTAGTCGGTGAACAGGAGTTCGCCCGCGAGGGTGACCCCGTTGACGGTGTTCGTGCAGGTCCGGTTCACGCTGGTGGACGGCACCGTGCGGAACACCAGGTGGGAGCCGGTGGCGTTGAAGACTCCGTTGTAGGTCGCGGACATGTCCGCAAGCAGCAGCAGCCGCTCATTCGCGGACTTGTCGACACCGGTGATGTCCTGAACGCCCCTGGGGGTGCTCATCTGCCAGTTGGTGACGTCGTTACGGATGTCCGTCGGTGTGCCCGCGCTGGTGTCCACCGACAGTGTTGTCTGGCCGAGGCCGGAAGCCTTCGCCATGGCCAATCACCCCTTCTTGATCTCGTCTGCAATCGCCTGCTGATGCGTGGCGAAGTCGTCCAGCCAGTTCGCCGGCGTGTGGTGGACCCGGGCTTTCGTGCCGCGCGGGTTGCCGCGGTGGTCGCCGTCGCGGACGACGTACAGCGGCGGTCGGTCGACGCGCACCCGATGCTCGGCGGCTCGGAAGCACGGCTGTCCGGCTTCGAAGAGAAGCCAGGTCTCGCCTTCAGCGACCTGCTGCTCTACGAATCGGCGGCCGGACGTCTTCGCTGCGTGCAGCAGGTCGGACGTGAGTGCCTCGACCCGGACCCGCCAGCCGTCGCGGTAGTGGCCGCAGCCAACTTCCGCGCAGGTGCCCTTGCGGAAGTGGCTGCTGAGCGGGGCGACGACGGCGTACGTCTTGTACGCGGCCGGGCCCATGAGCGGCTCGGGTCGGAACAGGTTGGCGTTCATTAGAAGACGACCCCCGCAGCCTCATTCTTGATCACGTTCACGGCGAAGGACAGCGCCGTGAACCCGCCGGTGGTGACGGTCGATGCGCGCAGGTAGCGGCGCAGCGTGGCCGTGTTGCCGAGGGCGATGCGCTCCGCGAGAGGCACGCCGCCGGTGATCTGGGTGAAGGAGAATCCGGCGACGTCGGCGAAGGTGACGTTGTCCGCCGAGTCCTGGATCTTCACGGTCGCGTCCGTACCCGTGAACGCGAACACCTGCAAGTAGGCCTGACCGCCGAACGATGCGGCCGCGGTGGTGTCGATGCCCACGCCGTTCGTCGCGGCGACGTCGGCCCGGACACCGGCGGTGAGCTGCTGCCCCCACTCGATGCCGTAGCCGTTGGGCTGCGCGGAGACGCCGAAGGTGAGCATGCCGTCGTCGGCCCTCTGTGGGTCGTAGTTGACCTGCTTGCCGACGAGGCTCGCGGCCGGGTCGCCGAGCGCGGTGCCGCGGCAGTACGTGAGGAGCGCGTCGGCGCGGGGCAGCGCGGACAGCTTCTCGTGGATGGCGCCGGTGACGGGGACCGAGTTGAAGAACGTCGTCATCTCGAATCCGCCGTCGCGCAGCCCGCCCTTGCGCTCGTAGGCCGACTTGTCGATGCCGGTCATGTTGAGCAGCGCGGGCCCGCCGCCGATCCGGTTGAGCTGCTGAATGTCGCCGGACGCGTTGAAGCCTTGGATGTACAGGTTGTCGCCCAACCCGCCTGACTTGGCCACGGGCTACGCCTCCTCTTCCCATAGGTCGTTGACGATGCAGGGCAGCCAGATCGTCATGACCCGCTGCGGGGAGCCGTCCTGCTGGAGGTAGCCGGCGCGGACTTCGAGGGACTGGCCGTGGATGCCGCGGACGTCGATCTGCCGGACGAGTCCGCCGAGGGTGAAGTCACCGACGTAGGCCGCGCATAGGGCGTCGACGGCGGCGACCACGTTGGGGTCGATCGCGTCGAGCGGCAGCTGCTGCGCGCTGGTGTAGAGACGCACGTTGAGAACGACGAGGCACGTCGTGGAGTCCAGGCCGGAGGAGCGGACCGGGACGATGCGGTCGACCCACACCGCGCCCGTGATCCCGCCGGTTGCCGCGGGGTGGACGGGTTCGTGTCCGTTGACCAGGTCGAAGTGCCCGGACGCGGAGGCGTGGCTGATCGCCGCGTCGAGGAGGCCGGAGATATTGAGGGCCACAGGTCAGCCCCCCATCTCGGGGAGGTGGCGCTGCACGGCGGCCTCGGCGATCTGCGGGCCACGCGCGGCGACGGCGCCCTTGGCGGCCCGCCAGAAGTGGTAGCCACCGAACCTGGTGACCGGGGCGTTGCGGGAGCCGACGCCTTCGAGCCAGGGCCCGTAGATGACGCCCTGGTCGTGGACGAGAGCCGTGTCGCCGCCCACGTTGGTGGTAGTGACCATCGTCTCGTAGTAGGGAGTGCGGGTCCGGAAGTTCGCGGACGTGCCCATCAGGACGCGCTCCTCGGCGTACGCAGCAATGTCGTCGCGCGCGTCCTCGCACGCGTCCTGGATCGCGTTCATGGCGCGGCCGTCGAAGAGGGGGCCCTGGAAGTCGATGTCGATGCTCACGTCACACGCTCCGCATCCGGGCCTTGCGGCCGCACGCGTCGTACGTCGCCTCGCGCAGGCTCTTCAGCGCGCCCTGGTCGCGGTTGCGTTCGCTGGAGCCCTCGCCGGAGCGCAGTGCCCGCGTGTACCCGGACGTTTCGGAGGTGAGGCGGGAGATGGCCTCGGCGATGGTGAGGTCGTGGACGAGGCCGGGCGGGTCCCACCGGGTCACGGTCGCGGCGTCGGCGTGGACGGCGGCGGTCGTACCGAGCGCGCCGCGCGTCACCGTCAGGGCACGCGGGGCGTAGATCGCAGCAGCCTGGCTGTGTGCGGCGAGGACGGTACCGTCCCATGCCCGCTTGACGATGAGGTTGGTGCCTGCGATGTCGACGATCAGCATGCGCTCGCCGTCGATGAGGATCGTCTCATCGACCGCGAAGAGGCTGCCGTCAGCAACCTCGACGATCACGGAGTTCGCTTGCGCGGTGAGGGCGGTCGCGGTCGTCTGACCGGTCAGTGCCATCCGGCGGCCCGTGACGGTCATGCGTTCGGTGTCCACGCGGAGCACGCTGCCGACACCCAGCGCCGCGCTGCCCGCCGCGTTCACGGTGACGGTGGTGCCCGTCGTAGTGGCGACCGCGGCCGCCAACGCGCCGGCCGGGCCCTCGTCGTCGCGGTAGCCCCACAGGCCGGTAATGGTGACGTCGCGCTGGTAGGTGTCGCCGCCGCCGAACGCTGCGCTGCTCGCGCGGTCGATCTCGACTCGGGTGTACGGGGGGCCGTCGTTCGCGGGCTCCAGGAAGTAGTCACCTGGGGCGATAGCCGTGCCGCCGGAGGTGAGGGCGGTGACGGAGATGAGGTCGTTCTGGTCCAGGCGCAGCACACCCGACGTGCCGCCCTGGCGGGACGGCCAGTCGAAGTAGCGGGTGTCCAGCACCGGGTGGAAGGTGCGGTGGCACAGCGACTCGACGTCACGCGAGCAGGACTCCAGAGCACGGTCGATCTGCCCGGCGTTGCGGGCAGTGAGCTTGGAGTCCAGCGCACGCGTGACGTCCTCACGAGTCGCGTACCACGGCGGCATCGTCACGCCCTCCCGTACAGGGAGAAGCCGACCCCGGTGAACACGGGGCTCGTGCCGGTCAGCGCCCAGCGGATCCGGCCCTGGTTACCGAGGCTGTAGCCGCTGCTGATCTGCCCGTACGTGTAGCCGGCGGACGTCAGCAGGGCGCCGCCGATCGACGTCGCGGACGAGGTCTGCACCCAGTTCCCGAACTCGTCACCGACCTCGAAGAACACGGCGAGGGTCGGGGAGGTGCCGGTCGGGGCGTTGGCGACGTGGACGACGAGCAGGCCGCTGGAGACCGCCGAGATGTCGATCGCCTCGGTGCGGTTGGTCACCGAGTTCGGCACCGCGGCGCTGATGTGGTTCGTGCTGGAGTTCAGCGTCAAACCGGACGCCTTGAAGATCAGGTTGTCTCGTTGGGGCATGCCCGTCGTCCCTCCTTCCTGGTGCTACTTCTCAGCAGCGGCCGTCTTGGGGCCACTGGTAGCCGTCGAACCGGCAGTGGAGGACTCCTCCTCCGTGGGGTCCTGCTTCGAGCGGCTCCCCGCACCGCGGGCACGCTGCTGGCGGTTCGGAGCGCTCGGCTCGGGCGAGTTCTCCGGCTTCTCGGAGGATGTCTGCGAGCTGCTCCCAGCCGATGACTCCTCACTCCTCTCCGCCTCTTCGGCGGCCGCATTGGAGGCGCCGCCGTGAACGGTGACCTTCGGCATGTCGTCTGCTCCTTCCTCGACGTACTCGGTTCCTTGGCACTGGGGGCACCGGGGGGCACCGACCGCATAGCGGGTGGTGCAGCCGGTGCAGACCAGGAGAGCCATCAGGCGCCCGTCGCGGGCAGGTTGGCCGGGGCGCGCCCGGCGGTGAGGTCGCGGGTGATCGCGGTGACCGCTCCGGCGCCAGTCGACGTGAGCTTCACGTACTTGTAGGTGTCGGACAGCGACGTGCCCTCGACCTCCAGGACGGCAGCGTTCTGAGTCGCCGCGGCCGCGGTGACCATCGTGGCGGCGGCGGCCTGCGTGCGGCGGGTCCACGCGTCGGAGCCGTTGCCGGTGTTCGTGTGGTACTCGGTGATGATCGCGAGGTTCTGCGCGCCGGTGCCGGAGGAGTCCTTCGCCTCCTGGAGCGTGTACGTGTCGCCTGCCGCGCCGGTGAGGAAGCAGGAGAACGTGACGCCGGCCGCCGCGCCCTTCAGCGCGATCCACACGCCGTCGGCCGCGGGCGTGACGTTGATCAGTCGGCCAAGTGCCTTCTGAGACATGGGGTGTTCCTCTCGTCTGGGGGTCGTGCCGGGGCGACACTGCCGGCCCGGTGGAAGCCGCCGCCGGGGTGTGAATGCCGGCGGCGGCCGAGCGGGTTATGCGGCGAGCTCGACGAACGGCGACAGGGTGTTGCTGCTGCCGTTCTGGGGGGTGATGGCGGACTGGAGCCACGGGCGGCCGTCGACGCGCTGGATGATGCGGAACGTGGTCTTGTCGGAGCCGAAGTTGTAGTCCGTCGAGGAGTCGGCGGTCATGGTCTGGCGGTCGCCGACGAGGTAGTACGACAGGTCGGTGAACGCGAGGTCGCCGCGGGCGCCGAGGGTGCCGCCCTTCTCGGTGATGATCAGCGGGCGGCCGAAGATGGACATCGGCACGGGGCCGGTGGCGTTGACGACGAAGACGCTGTTGCCGCCGGTGCCGACGGTGAGGGACATCTTCAGCAGCGCGGGCAGGGCGTCCGGCGAGCACGTCCACACCGCGCGCGACAGCGACGACGGCAGCATCCGGGCGTACATGTTGACGACGTCGTCGTACTTGATGGTGCTGGCCGTGGTGCGGGTCGTGGTGACGGCGGCGGGGTTGCCGGAGCCGCGGAAGCCGAGGGGCTCCCCGGTGCCGGACCCGGCCATGAACTTCGCGTCCTCCTCGAATGCGAGGGCCTGCGGCCACAGCCGCTCCAGCAGCGCCGCGAACGAGATCGGGGAGTCCTGGAGCAGCTCGTTCGGGACAGCGGAGAGGCCAGTGAGCTTCTTCGCGTCGAGGGTGACCCGGCCGAACTTCGGGTTGGCGTCCTGGAGGGCTGCGCCTTCCTCACCCCAGTACGCGATCATGCCGCCGAACACGGAACCGGAGTTCGTCGTCGAGTCGATCATCGGGAACGGAACCCGCGCCGACTCCATCGGAACGACCGTCGCGAGCGGCCGCACGACCGACTCCTCCAGCGCCAGCTCCATCAGGTTCGCGCGGAGCGTCTCCGGGACGAGGAACCCGCCGTCCGCCGGCGACACCGAGCCCGCGGCGTTGCGGAGCGCGTCGAGCTTCTCCGCGTCGGGGCTCGTGTTCTTGTGCCAGATGTTGCGGATGTACTCGATGCCGTTGGCGAAGTGCGCGTCGACAGCGGCGCCCGGGGCGTCCGCGTTGTAGGCGGTGCCCTGCCGGTGCGAGGTGAGCATGTTCGCCCCGCCGCGCTTGGCCTGCGGGTCGAGGTTCAGGCGGCGGATCGCGCGGGCCGCGTCCTTCTCCTTCGCGTCGATGCCGTTGTCGCGGAGCATCTCGGCGAACTGGCGCTGCGTCTCCTCGCGGATCTGCCGGTTCATGTCGGTGCCTTCGCCCTGCTGAGCCTGGGCGTAGTCGTCCATGAACTTCTGGGTGGTCTCCGCGGACGCGAAGATCTCCTTGCGCTTGGCCGGGTCGGCGAGCATCTCCGCCAGCTCGTCGCTGTTGCGCGGGACAGTCTTGATGGGTGTTGCCACTGGTGCCTCCTTCAGGCAGACGTCGCCGCGCTGGACGACGAGTCGGGGTCGACAAGATGGGAGAGGTCGGCCGCCCAGTCGTCGGCCGGGGCGGTGGTGAGGTGGGCGACGTCGGCTGCCCAGTCGTCGGGGGCCGGCTCGGGGTCGGGTGTGGGGTCGGCGGGGGCTTCCGGCTCGGCCGGGGCGGGCTCGACCTCGGGCTCGGGTGCGGGCTCCGGCTCGGCCGGGGTGGCCGGCTCGGGCGCAGACTCGGCGAGCGCGAGGAGCTTCGCCACGGTCTCCGCGCTCAGCCCCTCAGCGACCGAGGCCGTCAGCACGGGCGTTGCCGCGACGGGCTGCGGGTCGGGTGCCTGCTCGCGGCCCGCGTACCGGAACACGCTCAGGTCCCAGCTGTTGGCCAGGACTGGCTCCGGCTCCTCGGCCTGCTTCCGCGCGGGAAGCACCTCGTCGGCCAGGCCCGCCTCGACCGCCTCAGCCGCGAGGTACCAGGTCTCCGCCTGCATGCGGGCCCGCCACTCCTCGCGGGTCCCGCCCGCGCGCTCGGCGTAGGCGTCGGCCACGTTGTCGGACTGGAGGTCGAGCAGCTCCGCCATCTCTTCCATCTCGGCGGCGTTGCCGTAGCAGAGCCCGGACGCGTCGTGGATCATCATCTGCGACTGCGGGGTCATGACGACCCGGTCCCCGGCCATCGCAATGACGGAGGCGATCGAAGCGGCAATCCCGTCGATCTGCACGGTCACGTTCGCGGGGTGCAGGCGGATCGCGTTGGCGATCGCGACGCCGTCGAAGACGCTGCCGCCGGGGCTGTTGATGCGCACGCGGAGGTTCGGTGCCGTCACCTGCCGCAGCTCGTCGATGACGGACTCCGGGGTGTTTCCCCACCAGCCGCCGATCTCGTCGTAGATCAGCATCTCCGCCTCGTCAGGCGAGTCGGCGTTGCGGATCTCGCACCAGGACCGGGAGGCATCCCGAACCTGCGCGCGAGCGGTCAGACGCTCGGGCCGGGCGACAGCCTTGATCAGCGTCATTCGTCGTCCTCCGTCGTCTTCCGGCGCTTCACCACGTGGCAGCGGCACTCGTTGCCGTACTCGGCGCCGACGCAGTGCTTGTAGCCCTTGCCGCCCGGGTAGTCCGCGTAGGCGGCCCGCCGGTTGCGGTACACCTGGCCGTCGTTCTCACGGCACGGGTCGCAGGTGTCGTCGTCGATGACGGCGACGGCCTCCCACCGCATCGCTGCTTCCACCTCGGGGCCGAGGAGCCCGGCGAGGTCGTCCGCCCAGGAGTCGGCAGGCGCCGGCGGCAGGGCACGCCCGGCGGCCGGGGCGCCGCGGAATGCGATCTCCGGCAGGCCGACCGCACTCAGGACGCCCGCCGGGTCGAAGCCGGCCGTCACTAGGGCGGCCGCAGCGTTGGACTGCGCGGTGAGCTGCTTGGCTTCCATCTCGACGTCACCGGTGACCGGGTCGTCGAAGTCGAACTCCAGGCCCTCACCGAGCGATCCGTACATGGGCAGGAGCCGCGTGTTCAGGGCCTGGCGGGTACGGCGCAGGCGGGTGCGCACCAGCCACTTCGCGAAGATGTCCTCCGCGGCTTCCATGTTGGCCCGGTTCGCGTCATCGACCGTGCCCAGCATCGGCTTCGGGAACCCGAACGCCTCGCGGATGATCTCGCGGGTGACGTCGCGGAGCTCGACGAACTGCATGTCCGTCATCGAGAAAGAGCGGTCCTGCCACTTCAGCCCGTTCTCCAGGACGGCGATGCGGTGCGCGTTGGCGACGCCCTTGTGCTGCTCGTTCCACCGGTCGCGGAACTCGTTGAACTCCTCGTCGGACAGCCTCTTCTCGACCTCAACGATGCCGCCGGGCTGCGCCGAGTTGCGGAAGAAGTTCGCGTTCCACTCGGCGCTGGCGCGGCTGGAGTCGAGGTCGGCGAGGATCGTCTGCACAGGCCCCCACCCGCGGTACGGGTCGAGCGGGTTGGGGCGGCGCAGCATGATGACGTCGTCGACACCGAGGGGGACCTGCTCGCCGGTCGGCGACGAGTACACGTACCCGGACAGGAAGTCGTCGCGGTCCGGGATCGGGGTCATGCGGTCGGGGCGGGCGAACCACAACTCCAGCGGGATGCTGCTCCGCTCGTGGCGGGAGATCACCCACCACTGCTCCCCGGTCAGTTCCTCGTGCTGCTGGGTGGCCTCGCGCCACATCGGCCCGGTCATGAAGCTGTTGGGCTGCTGCCACAGGTCGAGCGCCGCATGCGAGGTGACCTCAACGCGGTCCTCGGGGCGGCCCGACTTCGCCGACCGGTAGAGGTGCCACTCCACCTGCGAGTAGGCGGTGGTGATCCGTTCGACGATCGCGAAGAGGGTGCCGACGCTGCCCATGGCGCGCATCTGCGCCTCTTGTCCGGCGGGGCGGACGAAGAGGGAGGAGAGCCCGGCGCGGCCGGCTGTGGAGGCGAGGGCGATGGGGGCGCGGTTGCTGAAGGTGGCGGCGGCTTTGCCGAGGGAGCCGAAGAGGGTTCTGCCCACTCGGCACCCCCTTCACGTCAGTCGCTGTCGAGCACCCATTGCAGGACGCACGTGAGGCATCCACCGACGATCAGGCCTACGCCTGTGCCGAAGATATTCCACGCTCCTGCTGAGATGAGTGTAAATCCTCCTGTCAACATGGTCGCTGGCCGCAAATCTTTCAGCTTCTTGGGGTTCGCGCGAAGGCTCCTCATACTGTGCCGCCGTCTCGCCCCACGGCTGGCGTCTCAGGAGGACCGGGCCGGAACGCGGCCAACCCGGCAACGCCTTCCAGGACCACCACTCGAATGCCGGGCAGCGCCTCCTTCAAGCGGCTCGTGAACTCCCGCAAGGTCGCCTCGGTTTCCGCGTGCGCAAGGGCCACAACCAGCGTGTCCCCGGACCTGACCAGCAACGGATCCATCGTCATCCCACCCACCTCATCTGCGGTCGCCCGCCCAGATCCCGCTCCGCGACCATGTACCGCAGGGCGTCCAGCCCGTGATCGTTCTCCTTCAGCGGCTGCTCCTTCAGCCCCGCCCCGCCCGTCCCGGGCTTCACCGCCCACACGTAGCCCGCGACTTCCTCGGCCGTGCACGTCGGCAGCGACCGCTCACCAAGCGCGCCATCGCGCTCCGCGAGCGCGCCCCGCACGATGAACAACCGCGGCCGGCCGTCCTCCTGGACCTTCAGCCGGGACTGCACCGCCTGGATCCCGTCGGACACCGTCTTCTTCGCCGCGACCGTGCCCAGCCCCAGGTGCTTCTCCAGCGTGGCCCGGTCCTCCGCGTCGTGGTCGCAGATCACCGCGCGAGGCTGCGGCTCACGCCACTGCCCGGACGGGTACCGCATCAGCGACAGCGCGGTCCGCGCGTGGTCCTCAACGAGGCGCTGCGTCCGGTAGGTCTCCCGGTAGAGGAACAGGCGGCCGTCGCCGTCCTCCGCCCACGACTGCATCACCATGGGGTTCGTGTAGCCGAAGTCCACGGCCATCCACCGCGTCCACTCGTGAGGGATCTTGAAAGGCTCGATCACGTGCAGGGCCTCGTCCCACGCCTCGTAGATCAGGCCCTCCGCGGCCGCCCAAATACCGTCCTTGAAGCGGAGCTTGCGGACCCCAGTGAGCGCGTCGAGCTTCGCGAAGTAGTCGCGGCCCTTCTCCGTGAACGTGCCGTCCGCGCGCACGTAGGCGGGGTTGTCGACGTGGCGGGAGACCAGCATCCGCATCTGCCCGCGCTCGGCCCGCTGCTTGATCCAGTGCGTCGGGTGGGCCGGGTTGCACGCGGCGATCTGCTGCTGCCACGACAGCACGCCGTTACGCAGGCGGGTCCCGATGGTCTCCCAGTCCGTCTCCGTCAGCTCGGTCGCCTCGTCGACGAACACCAGGTCGTACTCGGCGGAGAGGATCTTCTCCGGCTTGTCGAGGCCACCCACGACGATGACGGAGCCGTTGGTGTACCGGTAGCAGGCCGCTTCGCGCGCCGACCCGCCGAACCAGGTGACGATGCCGCGCGCCATCGCGTCCGCGGCGACCTTCTTCTCGTACGTCACCAGCGTCGTCGAGCCGAGCGACACCGCGGTCTTGCGGGCGATGAGGCAGCGGATGCCGGGGTTGTGGAGCGCGGCCAGGTGGACGCGGAACAGTGCGGCGAGGCTCTTGCCGGTGCCGGCCGGGCCCGCCATGACGACTTCGCTGTCCCGGGTCTTGAACAGGTCGCGGGCGGCGCCGCGGGGCTCGTAACGGACGACGGTGTCGCGGTCGAGAGCGGTCGTCACGTGAGATCCGTCGGGTCGACTCCGACGACCTCGTAGCGCACGGCCCCGTCGACGCTGATCTTCTGCGCGGCGTCAGCCCCGTACAGCTTGCGGTACGACTCCCGCACGGCCCGCATCTCCCGCAGCGCGGCCAGCTTCGGCCCGTCGTCGAGGAGCGGCTTGCCGTCCTCCCCGGTGACGACCCGGCCGTGAGAGACGACGACGTGGTCCCGCTCCAGGATCTCCATCGCGGCGACGAACTGGTCATCGAGGAGCCTGGCTTCGGATGCGACGAGTTCAGCGCCGGCCTGCTGGAGTACGGCCTTGCGGCACTTGTCGATGGCGCGCCAGGCGTCGCCTTTGTTGCTGTAGCCGACGGCGTCGGCGATCTGCTGGTACGTCAGGCGGGGGTTCTCGGCCTTCATGCGGGCTGCGGCGGCGGCCCTTTGGTCGGCGGCGCCGGTCGCGACGAAGTTGCCGCGGGCGTTGCGGGCGTCGGTGCTGTGGTCGCGTTCGCCGGGTGCGCGGCGGTCCGGGCCGGGCTCCGTGGCGGGTGGCTCGGCCGGTACGGGTGGCTCGTTACCGGTATCCATGGTCTGATGGTAACGAGGGTGTGCAAGGTGATGGTGCGCAGCAGGGAGCCCGGTCCAGGTGGCGGACCGGGCTCTCTGCTGTGCGTGACCGGGTGATGGTCTAACTGGGGCTGTGGTTGGGGCAGTAGTCCCGGCCTTCGACGTCGCTCCAGCCGTCCCCGGCGAGGGAGCGGCGGTGGTCGGCGGCCTCCTTCTCGCGTGTGGTGGGCCGGAACGAGGCGCGCAGGGAGTACTCGTCGCAGTCGTCGTGGGCGCAGCGGATGGTGTGGGCCATGGCGTGTTCCTTCGGGTTAGGCGGCGAGCGCGTCGGCGAGGAGCTGGACGCGGGCGGTGGCGGGGCAGTTGACGGGGTACAGCACGGTGACGGTGGCAAGGCCGTGTGCGGGGCGGGACTTCGGCTCGTCGGCGGCCGGGCGGGCGACCGTGTAGGTGGTGCGGTGGACCGTGTAGGTCTGGATGCGGTCGAGGCGGAAGCTGCGCATCTCCTGGGTGTCGCGGTCGGCGGCGCGGAGGACGATGTCGCCGGCTGCGGTGACGAGGATGTCGGCGATCTCGATGGTGCGGATGGTCTCGGTGCCGTCGGCCTTGGTGTAGGTGATGGTGACGGGGTGGTGGTTGTCGAGGGCCTTGATGAGTCGGGTGAGGGTGGTGGTGCTGGTCTCGTTCGCCGTGTGCTTCATCGGTGGCCCCCTCGTTCGTTTCCTTGTGGGTACACAGTAATCAGAAACCGTGTACCCACACAAGGGGTGACGCGAAGAAATCCGTGTGGGAACATAGAACGCATGGCAGCCGACCCGACAGACCACACCTACGCCACCCGATTCCGCATCCCACGCCGCATGTGGGACGCCTACGGAACAGCCGCAGCACGCGCCGGAGTCGACCGCAGCGCCGACCTCGTCGACCACGTCCGCACCTTCATCGAGCAGCACGGCAACGACCACGAACGCGCCGAACTCGCAGCAGCCGAACAGGAGCTGGCCGAGCGCCGCGCACGCAAGGGCGGCCGACCGAAGAAGGAGCCGGCCACGTGAGCGCGACGGCGAGGAGCCCACTCGGCCCCGCCGGCCACAACGCGCGGCGCAACGTCCGACGGCTCCGCGAGCAACACCGCTGGTCATACCGCGAGCTGGAGGAACGCCTCGCCAGCGCGGGCCGCATCATCCCCGCCCTCAACCTCAGCGCCATCGACGCCGGTGAGCGGCACATCGACGTAGACGACCTCGTCGCCCTGGCGGCCGTCTTCGACGTCGGCAGCGGGGAGCTACTCCGGCCACCCGCCGACTGCGATACCTGCCACGGCGCGCCACCGGCGGGCTTCCGCTGCATGGAGTGCGACACCAGCGGGCTGCCCGCACTCGGGGCCTGAGCCCGCCGCATGACGAAGGCCCCGCCCGGGTGGAACGGGCGGAGCCTTCGTTGGTGGCGGCGCCCAACACCCTTGGGAAGTGCCCAGGACGCCGCCGTGTGCAGTCGAAGTCGGGAGGCCGTCGCAGCGCGGCTTTCCCGCTACGCGGTCTGCGGTCGCGTAGAGCCCCCTCGACTGCTCAGGCCTCGACCGTACGCCTAGGCCTCTGGGGAGTCATTCACTCGAACGGGTGACGGAACGCCCCGACGTCACGTCCCCTGCTCGGTCACGTCCGTGATTTCCACCGTCAGCTTCGCACTCGACGACGTCGTACTGATCACCGTCGGCGTGTAGTTCAGCGTCGTCTCGTCCGACAGCTCCGCCGTCTCAATGACCGGCCCCGAATCCCCGCCACGGATCTCGTACGTGATCTCATACGTCGCGGCCGGATCAATGTCCTCGACCCCGTCGTACGCCAGGTCCGGCTCCACCGTCAGGTTGCAGCCCGCCGACCCGAAGCATTGCTTCTCCTTCGTCTTCAGCTTCATTGTGAAGTCGTCCGCCGTGACGTCGGCGTACGTCGGTTCCGCTTCCTCCGTCGCCTCGGACACGAAGCCGTCATCGGCCTTCGCGCTCGACTTCCTTGTGGCGGCCGGCTTGCTGTCGCTGTCGTCTCCAGACTGCACGACGACGATGCCGGTAGCGATGACCGCGGCGATCACGGCGGCAGCGGACCCGATGATGATCGCGTGCGTGCGGTTCCTCTTCGCCGGTGCCGGCGGCTCGGGCGATGCGGGCGGCGGGAATTCGGGCGGTGGCGGTGTGGTGCTCATGGTCCCCCCAAGGACGTGATGGTGGGCGGATCGTAGCGGCTGGCGCCGACGGCGCGCCCTGGGAACGGCGAGAGCCCCACCGGACGGGGTGACCGGTGGGGCTCTCGCAACGGGGGTGGGGTGCCGGGCGCTACCCGACGCGCAGCCTCCAGTGTGGCAGGCGGCCTGTTCCCGCAGCGGCAGAACCGGGTCGGACGGCCCGTCGGATCACCGCCCGCCCGAACACGCCCCGCCGACCTCGCGCAGCCCACCACCCGACCCCCTAACCGACCCGCCAACCACGGCCATGACCTGCACGTTTACGGCGTAGCCACGGCCTGCGCCTCCCACGCGGCCTGCGGCACGATCCGCCACGTCCCGGTGTCCTCGCACCGCTCCACATCCGGCCGCAGCGCCCGCGCAGCATCGAGGACCTGCTTCTCCCCGAGCCCCGTCGCCTGCTCCAACTCCCGGCGGGTGCAGTTCCCGTACTTCGCCAGCGCGTTCCGCACCCGCTCCTGGTTGCTGGTCCCGGCGGCCGGCAGGATCAGCCGCTTCCCGACGGGCGCCCGGACCGTCGTCGCCCCGATCCGAGCGACTTCGGCGCGGAACTCGCCGCCGGTCAGCCACATCCCCTTGTACGGGGCCGGCACCTGATGGACCGGGGACTGGAGCAGGAACTTCCCCGGCTGGTCCAACTTCCCAGGCTCCCAGCCAGGGGTGTTCCCGAAGATGAACCGGCGGTGGTCCGCGTCGTTCATCCTGGTCGAGAGCCTGTTGGCGTAGTTCCCGCGCGCGTCCGTAGTACCCCCGAACACCTTCCTGGACGGCTGCTGCGTTGCGGACAGGAAGTGCATGCCGGCGAACCGCATCAGGGCGAGCAGCGACTCCTGTTTCTTCGACGCGGGGTTCTTCTTCCACCGGCCGCCGTCGCCCTGGCGGACCAGCTCGGCGAGCTCGTCCTCGATGACCCAGATCGCGGGCCGGCCGTGCTTCTCGGGGTCCCATTCCTGGTCGCCGAAGCGGGCGAGGATCTCGCCGCGCTCGTCGAGTTCCTGGCGCAGCCAGTCGAGGAGGGCGTGGGCTTGCTCTGGTGTGGTGGCGAGGTCTTGCAGGATCGGCAGCATCGGCGTGAGTTCGGGTGCGCCCGGCTTCAGGTCGATGCCGTACAGCACGGTGTCGGGACGGTCCGCGAGCTGGACCGCGATGGACCGGACCAGGGTGGACTTCCCGAACTTCGATGAGCCCGCGACGAGGGTGTGGTTGTAGGCCAGGTCGAGCCAGACCGGGTTCAGGAACCGGTCCACGCCGAGGAGGACCGGCTCCGTGAACCGGGCCCCGGGCGTGGGCCGCGCGTACGGGACCACAGCGGTGAGCGGGTCACCGTCGATGAACCGGGCCACGAGCTGGTTCGACAGGGCGCCGTCGTCGAGGGCGAACTCCCCGGCCACGCCCATCCCGGAGGCGACCTTGGGCCACGCGGCCCGGAGCCTGGCCCGGTCCAGAGAGACCGGCAGGTCGAGGACTGCGGTCCATCCGGTACTGGTCCGTTCCACGGTGCAGCCCGGCAGTTCCACCCCGAACAGTTCGTGGACCACGGTCCGCAGCCTGGTCTCTTCCACGGTCCGCCCGGTGAGGTCCGGCCCGGCCTGGACCGGTTCGGGCGTGGTCTTCTGGACCAGGGTGTGGTGGGCCATCTGCAAGCGGACCAGTCCGGTCTGGAGCTTCACGGACTCCTGCTCCACCTTGATCTGGTCGTGGCGGGTGTGGTGCCGGTACACGCCCCGCGCGGCAGCGCTCGCACCTACTGCGGCGAGCCACGCGTACGCGATGGCTCCGCCTCCGACAGCTCCGGTCACCCACGCCTGCCACAGCAGCCCCGATGCCGCGCCCGCGGACCAGGACAGGGCGGGGCTCCACTTCTTCGAGAACGAGCTGAGCGACAGGCTGCCGGCGGCCAGGGCCGTGGCGAACTCCGCTGCGGCCGCGGTGGTGCCGTACTGCCAGTCTGCTGCCAGGGCTGCGCCGGATACGAGGCTGGGCACGGTGAGCGCGGCGAGGACGTCGGTGCGGGTGATCTTCACTGGTGCTCCGTGGCGAAGATGCGGCGGCCCCCACGCGAGGGCGGGGGCCGGGCGGACGGGTCAGCGGTACTGGTTCAGCAGCGCCTGCGCGGCGGTCAGGCGCCGGTAGGCGGTGGACTCGGGGACGCCGAGGATCTCCGCGGCCTTCGGCTTGGTGATCCGCTCGCCGAGCTTGAGGCGGCGCAGCAGTTCGTTGACCTGGTCCTCGGGCTGGGCCGGACGGGCTGCGGGCTGGGCCAGGGGCTGGACCGTGACCGGTTCGGGCGCGGTCTCGAACTGGTCTACGTCCTGGTCAGGGGCCTGGACCGGGGTGGACTCGGTGCGGTCCGTGAGCTGGTCCACGGTGGTCTGGTTGCCGCGCTGCGCCTCCAGGGCGAGCTTGAGGTTCACAGTGCGGTTACGGGTCAGGAGCCGGTCCCGTTCGCCGAGGGCGAGGGCCTGCTCCGTGCCGGCCTGCTGTTGCAGGGTGCGCAGGTACGCCTCGTACTTCGGGTCGAGCTTGATGCGGATGGTGTGCATGCCGATCGCCCACACGCCTTTCGCGGCGGCGGAGACGAGCGCGCCGACGATCCCGACGATCCAGCCCCACGAGCCGGACAGGGAGCCGTGGGCGCAGATCGCGGCCATCGACACGGCGAGCATGGCGATCCCGGCGCGGCGGGGGACGGTGGCGCGGGTGCTGTCGTGGCGGAGGATCCACTCGGCGATCAGGCACGCGGCCCATCCGGCGTCGAAGGCTCCGGCGACGAGGTAGGCGGCCCACGGCGGGGCGATGCGGGTGAGCATGCCGCCGATGGCGACGGTGCCCCAGATGATCGCGCCGATCGTCATGAGGACGGCGAAGGTGAAGAGGGCGCGGCGTAGTGCGGCGTCGAGGTTGAAGGGGAGCCGGATGACGGGGGTGGTGTCGGGGACGTCGTACTCGACGGGGACGCCGTTGACGTTCTCGGCGATGGTGCGGGTGGGCCGGCTGAAGGGGGTACGCATGGCGGTCGTCTCCGGGCTGGGATCAGGCGCGGGCGGTGGCGGGGGCGCGGCGGCGGGTGTGTGGGGCGTGGGCGTTGAGGAGATGCCATGCGGCGAGTGCGGCGACGGCGATGAGGGCGGCCGGGGTGGCGGCAATCCAGGCGAGGACGTCGAACGCGAACGCGATGGTCGCGGCGATACCGATGGCGTGGTGGAGGATCAGGGCGAGGGCGGCGATGAGGATCCATGCGCACTTCGGCATGTCGGTCTCCGGGGCGAGTTGGGTGGTGTGGGCTGGCCGGATCTCCAGGGCCCGCGTGCGAGACGCGGACCGAGGGCTACCGGTCAGCGGGTCAGTGCTTCTTGCACTTGCCGTTCGCGCAGCGGGTGCAGTCGGTGTCGATCTGGCGGCGGACGGGGGCGATGACGGCGTTGGCGACGGCGCTCCCCGGCCTTCCCGCCGACCTTGTGGAGGGCGGCGGCGGTGTTGTCGAGCTTCTCGGCGGCCTTACGTCCGAACATGGGTTGCTCCTTCGATTCGGTGGCGGGTGGCGGTGCGTGCCCTGGGCTGGCTTCGAACCGACGCGGTGGCGGACTGGGAGGTTCAGGCGGGGGTGATGTCGCGGGCGCTGACGATGTCGTCCCGTGTGACGTGGCCGCTGTCCATGGCGATACGGACGTCACCGTTGCCGAGGTGCCCGAGGAGGGTGACCCGTCGGCCGTTGGACTTGAGGCGGTACTGGTCGGACGGTGCAGTGGGGGTGCTTGCGGCCGTGCGCTTGCTCTTGCCGAACATGGCGTAGTCCTTCCAGGTGGGGGGCACCGCGGGTCGGTGTCCCAAGCGCCCCGGGCCGGCTTCGAACCGGCGCCCTCGCGGCGGGATGCCGGGGCGGGGACCGCCCTCTCGCGGCCGTGGGGGAACGGGGTGCGCGAGAGGGCGGCCGATCAGGGGGTTAGTGGCTGGTGATCCAGACGACGGCGAAGACTGCGGTGGAGAAGCTGGCGATGATGCCGAGGCCGTACCAGAAGTGCTCGCCCATCACGTCACCGCCGGGCGGGGCAGGGCGCGGCAGGTCTCGGCGTGCTCCTGGGCCCAGCGGCGGGCAATGGGCAGACACTCCTCAACGCGGGCCTGCTCCTCCTCCGGCGAGTCGGTGACGGCGCCGTTGGTGTTGGTGTGCTCGGCGATGCTGCAACCAGTACAGGCGTTCGTCAGCAATCCACTCTTGGTGGAGTACGTGATGTCGACGGTGGCGCCGCCGACGGTGAGGTAGCGGGCGATGACGCCCTCGGGCCATGCCTTGGCTTCGGCCTGCTGCGCGGCGCGGCGTTCGTACTCGGCGAGGCGCGCGATGTCGCTGTGGCCGATCATGCGCCTACCGCCTGTCGGGGCAGCGGGTGCTCGGCGAGGTGCTTGGTGAGGGCGCGGCCCTGCTTGGCGAGTCCGGGGTGGCGGAGGCTGCTGCACGGGTTGCAGGTGCGGGGGTCGTGCTTCGGGGCGGGCTGATCTGTACGGTGTTCCACAGTCATTTCTCCTGGTCGCTCAGGGGATCTGGCTGGCCCCGGCCGGGCTCTCACACACCGACCGGGGCCGTACTCATTCACGAGCAGCGTGGGCTGCCTGATGCCGAGCGTACGGGATATCCCGTACAGTGGCAACGCAGACCCGCCCACGGAAGGGACGGGGCATGGAGAAGGAGGTGCAGCGCGTGCTGGACGCTCTCGCAGGTCTCTCCGAGATCGACGACCCGAAGACGCGTGCGCTCGCTGTGGCGAGGGTGCTGAAGGAGTGGCCGGAGCACAGCAAGGCGCTGCGCGAGGTTCGCCGGCAGGCGGTGATGGAGCTGCTCGCCCCCGAGGACGCCTCCGTGCGGAAGATCGCGAAGGAGTTGGGCGTGTCGCCGACAACAATCCAGGACCTCACCGCGGGCTACTCGCGCTCGGGGAAGGACCGCGCAAAGAGGGCGGAGGAGACGTCGGATGGATGAGCTGGTGCGGTGGCTCGGCGAGCAGCTCGACGAAGACGAGCGGATTGCGCGGGAGGCCACGCCCGGCCCGTGGTGGCACAACCCGGGCAAGCAGTGGCTCGGCCCGGAAGCGTTCGAGACATACGACCTGCGACAGGGCGAGGAGTTCGTCGGCTATGGCGGCCCGCATCCGTTCACCGGGGCCGTAGCCAGTACCGGACCGGCGAGCAACATGCAGGGCATGAAGGACGCCGCCTTCATCGCCGAGCACGATCCGGCCCGGGTGCTGCGCGAGATCGACGCCAAGCGGGACCTGCTCCGCTTCGCCGCTGGCGTTCACGACCACCATGAGACATTCACGACAGGCGTCTCGGCCCGACTGGACGGGACGCTGCGCCTGTTCGCCCTGGCCTACGCCGACCGGCCGGGCTACCGCAACGAGTGGAAACCGTAGGCGCGCCACCACCTACAACGAGAGCGAGACCATGATCCAGCCCAACACGATCACCCCGCCCGACCCGGCCCCGCGTGTGCCGCTCGTCCGGCTCGCCGCGTCCGCAGCACCGAGCTCGACGCTCGCCCGCATCGTCCGCCCGCCGTCGAGCCCGGTCGGTCGGGTCGCGGTCGCCGCGTTCAACTCCTCGGTCTGACCCGCGTCGCACCTGAGCCCCCTGCCCGCATGCCGGGTCGGGGGCTCTGTGCTGCCCTGAACGTGCGAGCGCCCCGCCTTCGGGGTGAGGGCGGGGCGCGGGGCAGGAGTCGCGAGGCTCCGGGTTCAGGATGGCACGGGCGTCAAGCCGGTGGTGGGTCGTTCGGGATGGGCACGTAGCCGGGGATCTTCTTCAGTTCCGGCTCCAGGATCTTCAGCGCCTTCACCTCCGGGCGCGGCTCTACTCGTTGGGTGCCGATGTAGTGGGCGATCAGGTTGCCGTACATCGCCTCGGCGAGCCCGCTGCCGAGGAACCCGCTCATGCGTTGCTGCCGGGGTGCGGGCTCGGGCCGGTCGAGGGCGGTCCGCTGCTCCTCCGTCAGGCCGTAGCCCTCGGCAAGGGCGATCAGGGTCTCGCAGTCGTTGGTGTGGTCGACGAGGACTCCGTACTCGCTGTCGGATCCGCAGCCTTCGCAGGCGTATGGTTCCCAGTCGCCGCCTTGTGGGGCATGGATCTTGAGGATCTTCCGGTCGGCCTCGCAGCGGTGCAGCACCGTGGCCGGGTCGTGGACGCTGATGTGCTCAGCGATCGGTCCGGCCTCGGTAGTGATCGGCCAACTGTCGCCGACGTCGACGACGGCTGTGGCGGGTTGTGGCCAGTTGAGGCGGCCGTAGTGGGCGGCCCGCTTGGCGAGGTCTTCGCGGCGGTCGATCTGCTGGGTGATCCAGCCATGCAGGTCAGGCACCGGACGGCTCCACGTGCTTGTAGTCGTACATGCCGCACCGGGCGCACAGCCCGCTGTCCTCCGATGTGGCTGACGGCCGGAACGCCTGACACGCCACCCCGGGCCCGTGCCGCAGGAAGTGCGCCTTCAGCGCCTCGTAGTCGGACTGCGACATGGGCGCGGTCACGGTGACTTCACCCCCACTGGGGATGGAGAACGTGCGCCGCTCGACCCGGCACGCGATCAGGGTGTTCCGGGCCTGCTGCTGTGCGCGCCACGCCAGCGCTGCCCCCGTCATCGAGGCGATGGCGGCAGCCCAGGTGATGGCGTAGGCGACGAGGTGAAGGGTGGTCACGGCTGCTCCTGCGTGTTGATGGCGCGTGCCACGGCGAGAGCGCGGACGACGTGGGTGGGGTGCGTCGGGGTGTCGCCGACGTGGACGTACTCAGCCGCGGTCTCCAGCAGTTGGATGAGCGGCTCGGTGAAGTCGAGGTTGACGACGGCGCAGAGTCCGGGCTGGCGGAGTGGGTTGAGGAGGAGGAACGCGGCGTGGCGTAGTTCTTCGGCGGGGGTCACAACTGCTCCTGTCCGTCGAGGGCGCGCACCGTCGGGCACGGCCACACGTTCGGCCCGCACACCGCGCAGTCCGGTGCAACCCCCGCCTCAGCCGCGGCAACCACACCGGCTGGCTGGTGCAGCCTCCGCACCTGCTCAACGACGGCCAGGAGCTGATCGCGTGTCGGCTTCAGGTACGGCTGCCACCAGTCCGGCGGTTCGTGCCGCAACGGGACATTGACCACGACGACGGCGGCCTTCTGGCACCGCTCGTCGGCTTGCAGGCGGCCGTCCGGGCTGCGGTCGAATACCTCGCAGCGCAGGAACCGGCCGGTCGGCCCCTTGTCGATGGTCATGTCGGCGTCAATGGGGACGTCGCCGGGGGTGATCCCGTTGGCGGTGAGCCACTCGCAGAGCTCGGCGCGTCGGCCTTCGGTGAGGTTGTGCTTCGGCATCAGTGCTGCTCCCTGGGGTCGGTGCCGTAGTCGCCCGCGGCGAGACGTTCGGGTTGGCGGCAGACGGTCGAGTCGCAGGGCGTGTCGGCTTCGGTGTGCCAGCACTGGACGGGCGGGCCGCCTTCGTTGTCGTGGTCGGTTGCTTGGGTCGCTGCCGTGGCGGGCTGCTCGCCGTGCAGCAGGTCGTCGGCGGCGCTGGGGTTGGGGCAGTCGATGATCGAGCAGGTGACGTGCCCGCCGTGGCCGAGGAACAGGGATGCGCGTCCGCAGGCGGGGCAGCGGCCTTGCACTTGGGGCAGGCCAGCGGCGAGCGGCGCGGTGGATGCGGGGTGGTCCTCGGTCTTGAGTGCTTCGGGCGGGCAGTAGATGCACTCCGCCTCACAGGCGTGGCACCACGGGCGGAGCGGGATGCCGGGGATTCTCGTCTCGTGGTCGCGGCGGCCGGAGTGGTCGCGCTTGGTGTGGCCGCAGGTGCAGCGCTTGGTGCTGCCCTGCCGCTCGGGTCCGGTGCTGGTCTGCTCGGTCACTTCTTCCTCCGTGTTGCGCGGGCGAGGGCGCGGCGGGTGGCGCGGTTCGGGCGGGGCGGGGTGCTGTCGTCGTCGATGGCGGTCTCGACGCGGACGAGGTGCTGCTCCCACAGGGCCCCGGGGCGGGGCGTGTGCTCGCCCCGGGGTGTGGACGTCGGGCGGGTCACGGGTGGTCCTTCGGGTTGTCGAGCCAGCCGAACGGGGACTGGCGGGCGTCGAGGTGGGACGGCTCGTTGAGCTGCGCCGCCAGGTCCTCGAAGCGGGCGCGCTGGTGGGCCATGAACGCGGCGTCGTCCTCGCAGCGGCAGCCGGGTGGGGGCAGAATGAACAGCCGGTGGCAGATGCCGATGGTCCAGCCGGCGGCGAGGGCGAGGACTGCGGCGAGGATGGTGATCATTCGGTGACCCCCAGTCGGAAGCCGAGCGGGTGACGGGGCCCGTCGTAGGCGGCGTTGGCGTTGGTCATCCGCTGGAACTGGAAGTCGATGGGCAGGCCGGTCCGCAGCTTCCCGTGCTCGCTGATCGCGGCGGACAGCAGGGACCACAGCGGGTCGAGCTGGCCGAGCGCGGCGTAGCCGGGGAAGCGCGCGTCGAACTCGTCGTCCGGGAGCAGGAGACGGACGTCGACGTCGCGCCACTGCTTCATGCGGGCGGCGGTGCCGACGAGGTAGGGCACGTGGTCGTAGGCGTCGATGAGGTCGCGGGCCCAGGAGTTGAGGTGGATGGCGGCGGGCATGCCGACGCCGAAGCGGGCGGTGTCGCGGGGCTTCGGGGTGGTCGTCATCGGGGTCCGCCGATCGTCACGAGCCGGGTCGGTTCGGTGTCTTCGAGGAGCGCGAGCGCGTGGAGCAGCAGCGCCCGGCAGATGGCCCGTTCACGCGGATCGGTGAGTGCTTCACGGTCGACCAGGGCGTGGACGCGCATGTCGTTGTCGCGGGTGGCGCGGTAGACGAGGTGGGGTCCGGGGTCGAGGTCGTCGGGCATGGGCTGCTCCTGGTTGGGATCGGGCGGGACGGGTGTCAGGCGGCTTTGCGGAGGTTGCGTGCGTACTGGCGGGCGGCGCGCCTGCTGTGGGCCCAGGAGGGGCGGGTGAGGCGCCGTCGGATGGCGCGCCACACGGCGGCGAGGGTGCACCACACGGCGAGGACGAGGACAGTGCCGGCCGCGGCGAGCCCCAGGAGCCACCACAGGAAGGCGTGGGCGAGGGTGATCGTGGTGTCGATCGCGTCGAACAGGAGGATCACGACGGGTCTCCGTCGGGCTGAGGTGCAGTGGCGGGCGCCCACTTGGCGCGGATGCGGTCGGCCTCACCCGGCTCCCAGGGGATGACGGTGCGGCGGGTGTCGAACAGCACAGCGTCCGGGACCGGTGCGTCGCGTCCGGCGTGCTCCCACGCAGGCTGTGCGCAGCGGTCGCAGGTTGCGAAGGACTGGCCGATCCACACGAAGCCCTCGCACACCACAGGAGGCTCAGGGGCTTGCGTCTCGGGCTGCTGCGCCTCGTCGGCCAGGCGGCGCAGCTCGCTGGCCCGCTCCGTGATCGCATCCCAGGGCGCTCCGGTGCCGAGGCCGAGGGCCTGCGAGAGGGCGAGCCGGTACGCCTCGGTCTGCTCTCCGGCCTCGTTCATGAGCTGGATCGCACGGATCGCAGTCCATGACGCGGTGTCGATGTCAGCGGGGATCGGGCCGAGGAGGGCGGCCAGCACCGCGTCGGCGATGCCGTGTGGGTTACCCATGACGAGCCCGTTCCGGGACGGCTCCGCTTCGGGGGTCCGTGCCCAGATCGCGGCAGCAACGCGGTCGCGGAGGTCGGCCTGGTAGGCGGCCGGCGGGGGCGCGGCGAGCGGCAGCCGTTCGATCACGAGCCCGGCCATCGTCCGGTAGCGGTCGATGGCCTGCCCGGTGAGCTGGTCCCAGTCCGGGCCGTCATCGCCGAGGGTCGTCGCCACGGCGGTCTCGTGGAGGATGCGGGCGAGGGCACCGACGGACACGGCGGTCGGGGTCGGCTCGGCGGCGAGGCCAGCGGCGGCCACGATCCCAGCGGCGACCGCCGGCGCTTCGGCAGCGGGGACGTGGACGGACTGGGGTTCGTCGCTGCCCTCGATGGTGATGGACAGCGTGTCGGTGTTGCCGCCGTTGTTGAGGTCGGGGAGGAGGCGGGCGGACAGGCAGAACTGGTCTTCGTCGAGGTAGCGGTACGGCTCGGTCATGGTGTGGCTCCGGTGGTGGGGTGGGGCCGCCGGTGACGGCCCCACAGGGCGGGCAGGGTCAGGCGGAGGTCACTTGCTCCAGCCGAGGAGCCGGAACTCGGCGCCCTGCTCCTCCATCTCGCGCTTCGAGGAGCACACCTCGGGCTCCCAGACGAGCCGGAGGATCGCGTCGCCGTGCGAGGACGGGCTGGTCTGGTACTCGCCGTACAGGAACCCCTCGTCGTCCACCCACACCGCAGCGTGGTCGTCGGACGGCCGGTCGGCGGGCGGGGCGATTCCGGCGGCGACCGCGGCAGACAGCCAGGCGGCGGCAACCGCGCAGGCGTTGTCCTGCTCGATCCCATTGAGGTCGTCCCAGGCGAAGGCGCCGGGCTCGTTGCCGATCTGCTGGCGGGCCTTGGCCAGGGCGAGGATGCGGGGGTCGGTGTACGGGCGGTCGGGCATGGTCGTCTCCAGGTGGGTTGTGGTGTGCTTCGGGTTGCGGCTGGCCCGCGCGATATCAGCGCGCGGGCCGGCCGTGCTGTTGGCGGTGGTCACTGAGCGAGGCGCTTTCGGCCGGCATCGGTGACCGACACGCGCTTGCCACCGGCGAATCCGTACTCGATGTGGATCAAGTCGGCGCCGCTGAGAGCGAGCCAGGTATCGGCCATCGCGCTGAAGCCTTCGTGCGAGTCGAGGTGCCAGACTCGGCGCCGGCGCATGTCGCCATAGACCCGCGCGGGCTGCTCACGGTTGGCGATCTCTCGAAGCAGGCGCTGCGCGGTCCGGCCGCTCGCCGCGGTCTTCGGGCGCGCCTTCTTCGCCGCCTCGCGGACCGCGGCCTGCGCCTCCAATCCCTCGGCGAGCTTGCGTCCGACCTCCGTGATGCGCATCGGGCCGTCGTCGTCGTGCTCGTCCCAGCCAATGGCGAGACCGGCCTCGTACAGCGGGTGGAAGGTGCGGGTGTTGAACGAGGGGCTGCTGCTGACGCCGTCGAGGTACCAGCGTCCGCGGCTGGCGTAGCGGACGGAGACGCCATCGCCCTTGTCGCGTCGGGCGAGTTCTCGCAGCAGCTTCTGCGAGGCGGGACTGAGGTCGGTCATCGGGTGCTCCTTCGGATTGGTGGCCGGGCGGCCGGTGTGCGGGGTCACGGGGTCGGCTGGTTCCGGCAGGCGGGGCACACGTCGCGGCGCCGGCCGCACCTGCGGCGGATCGTCCACCCGGCGCGGCGGCCATCCGCGCGGACCTGCGGGGCCGTCACCGACACGAAGGCGGCCGGGATCGCCGCGCTGTCCGGGCAGTCGGTGTCCTCGTCGGGCCCGTCGCAGGACACCTCGACGCCGATCGGGCGGGCCGTCATCGCTGCGCCCCTTCGGCCAGCTGGCGCGCGAGCGGCACGGCCTCGGCGAGCGTGTACCGCGTCCCGTCCCGCTGCGCCTCGTCCCGGATGCCCTGCGCCTCGTACACCCACCCGTTCTCGCGGTGCCAGCGGCGGCCCTCACGGTCACAGATCGCCCACCGGTCCGCGTGGCCGTAGCTGCGCCGGAGTTGCAGCGGGATCCCGGTGTCGGCGCGGGGGATCTCCAGCACGGTCGCGAGGGCGAGCAACTCGGCTGCCTGCTCCTCGCCTTGCTGCTCCTCGGGCTGGCAGGGGACGAGGTTGGAGTGCGCAGTCTTGCCGCAGCCGCACTGGATGCCGGTGGGCCCGTAGGCGAGCGGGTCACCGGCCGGCTGCTTCTCGACGGTCGGGTGCGAGGCGACCCACGCTCGGACCGCGGTCTCGACCGCGTCCAGGGCGGCGTTCCCGCGGGCGACGGCCCGCTCCCACTCGGCGCTCTCCGAGTAGGCGCGGCTGGCTTGGCCGACGCTGCGGTAGTACGCCTTCGCCGGGTCCTTGATCTCGGTCATGAGGGCCATGAGGGCGAGGTGGCGGTCGGAGGTCATCGGGTTCTCCTCGGGGTTGGTTCGGGGTTTCGTTGCTGACGTGGGTGTCAGTAGGGCGCGTGGTGGGCGCTGTAACCGAGTGCGCGCGGTCAGGCGGTGTCGTCGTCGCTGTCGTCGGGGTCCGGCTCGTCGTGTGCCTCGATGACGTGGGTGGTGGTGCCGCAGATGAGGCGGTGTGCGCGCTGCTGGCCGTGTGTGGCGACGGTCTCGGCATAGTCCCGGCGTGCGTGTTCGGCGTCGTCGGTCGGGACGCTCCAGCCGGTCCAGATGCCGCTGTGGCGGAGTGACTGGATTTGCCATTCGCGGCGGGTGGGGATCTCGGGTGTGGTGCCGAGGAGTGCCTGCCTCAGTTCGTACTGGGCCCCGAGGGCTTCGACGCCTGGGTCCCGGCTGTTGAGGATGAGGTCGCCGAGGGCTTCGAGGGCGCGTTGGGCGGCGGCTTGGAGGTGGGCGTGGTCTGTCATGGGCGTGCCTTTCGGTGTGTGTGGGTGGGCGTGTGTGCGGGGTTAGGCGGCGTCGGGTGCGGTGGGGTGGCTGCCGGTGGTGGGGTCGCAGCTGAGGTGGGTGTCGTATCCGCGGTCGAGTCGGAAGCCGGTGAGGGGCTCTTCACAGACGGTGCAGAGGGCTGCCGTTGTGGTGTGTGTGGCTGTGGGGCCGGGGGTGCCCATCCCCCCTTCCCCCACCTTCGGTGGGGGGAAGGAGGGGGAACCTGGGTTCCCCGTGGGTTCCCCCGGGGTTCCCGGGGAATGTTTGACCTGGGGTTTTGCGGTTCCCCCTTGATCGTTTGGGGATTCCCCCGGGGAACCTGTTTCGGGGAGCGTCGGGGGAACCTCTTGGGGAACCCGATTTGCCCGGTTCTTCCGCGCGCGGACGGCGGCCTCGATCTTGTCCTTCCGGGCGGGGATCCCGGCCGACGCGAGAGCAGACTTCGTGCGCGGGTTCCCGACGTCGTCGGGCAGGCCGAGGCGGTCGAGCTGACCGATGAGCCATTCGACGGTGCCCTCGGCGGGCTCCAGGTGCTCGTACTCGTGGAGTACGTGGCGGGTCTGCCCGGGCAGGTAGCGGTCGCCGTCCTTGCGGGCCTGGCGCAGCAGCACGAACGCGTCGGGGCCGATGCCGGTACGGGTGTGGGTGCGCTTGAGGGTGACGATGCCGCCGCCCTGGGCCCGCAACTCCCATACGTGATCGACGTCCTGGGTCTTGGCCGAGCTGCCGCGGGCGCCGCGGTCGCCGTCCTTGCCCATGTGGTCGAGGCGGACGGAGGCGATGCCGGCGCGCTTCAACGGCAGCAGGGTGTGCCGGTACAGGCTGAGCCAGGTGTCGGCGTCGTTCTCGGGGCCGGAGATGAACCGGGACACGGTGTCGAGGCAGACGAGTTGGGCCTCGCACTCCTTGACCATGGCGAGGAGGTCGGCACCGCCGCCCGCGGTGTCGAGGGGCCGGATCGGAGGGAAGCTGGCGTAGGTCATCAGGCCCATGCGGCCGGGCCCGGCGCCGTAGGACACGAAGCGGCCCTGAATGTCCTCGTGGCCGTTCTCCGCGTCGACGTACAGCAGCGGGATGGGGGCCTGAGGGCGGTCGCCGAGGAATGCCTGGCCGGTGGCCATGCGCCACAGCCACTCCTGCACGAACAGGGACTTGCCGGCCTTGCCGTCGCCGACGATGGTGATCTGCTGGCCGGGCGCCATGAGCTTGCCGGGCAGCAGCTCGACGCTGCTGAAGTCGGTGGCGAAGAACGGGTTCCAGTCGAGGAACGCGGAGGTCAGGTGGGAGGGGCCGTGGCCGGTGGCGGCGCGCCGCTGCTCGTACTGGCGGTGGTCGTCGTCGAGCTTGTCGAGTTCTTCGGCGGTCGCGCCGAGCTGGATCTGCGCCTTGACCCGGTTGGCGTGCTCGTCGTGGCGGCGGATCTTCGCCACGTCGGCGATCCGCTCGGCGAAGGCCTGCGCCATGGTGGGGCTGATCGTCTCGGCGCCGAGGCGGTCGAGGAGGCGGCCGTCGTCGACGGTGCGGAGCTGCTTCTGCTTCTCGATCTCGGCGCGGACGGTGATGGGATGGAGCTGCTTCTGTTCGGCGACCATGCCACCGACGACGTCCCAGATGAGCCGGATGGCGGGCTGGTAGATGTCGTCGCGCTCGATGACCTCGGCGCACTCCAGGTAGGCGGTGCGGCTGTGCATGATGACGCCGGCGACCCAGTTCTCGGCCTCCGCGTCGTGGGGGGATGTGCGGTTGAGGCCGTCCTGGTCCGCCTGGTCGCGCGGCATGTGGCGGACGTTGTCCACGGGCGGTTCTCCTCAGAAGAGCGTGGTGGGTTCGGCGGGCGGGCAGCGGTGTTCGGTGACGTGGTCGCCTCGGGTGCAGTCGGGCGGGTGCCAGGGCTCCATCCAGGTGAGGCGGCGGTGGCCGAGGCTGTTGGTGCGCAGGCACCAGATGAGGCGGTTGGGTTCGCGTACCGCTGCCTGCTCTGCGGGGGTGAGCGGGGTGAGGTCCGCGGTGACGTTGAGCGCGGCCCGGAGGCCCACCAGTTCCTTGTGGACGGGGGTGCCGCACGCGGGGCAGCGGGGGAAGTCGCCGCCCCGCGTGCGGCCGGCCATCAGGCGCCCGCCGTCGAGCCGGTCAGGATGCCGGAGCCGTGGCGCAGGACGTCGCGGGCGTTCTGTACGTCGGGGTCGAGTTCGCCGTCGAGGGTGCCGCCCTTGGTGCGGAGCCGGTACAGGCCGCGCTGGAGTTCGCGGAGCCGTTCGTCGTCGTACTCGCCGTCGGCGACTTCGATGCCGACGATGCGGAGCTTGACGGTGGGGAACTTGTCCTCTTCCGGGCCGGGCTCGACGCGCTCGACGTGGGCGAGCTCGACGACGGCCATCCACCGGCCCTTGCGCTGGCGGAACATGTCGGCGGCGTGGTCGGCGAGGGCTTCCTTGACGTCTTCGAGGACCTTGCTGTCGAACTTGATGTCTGCGGTAGTCATGCGGCGTGTGCTCCTTGCTGGTGGGTGGTGATGGCCGGGCAGGACGCCCGGTGGTCTCGGGGTTCGTTGGTCACGAAGTCGCGGACAGCCGGGGCGCCGGTGACGGGCGGCGCGTGGTAGCCGCAGCGCAGGCACTCGTAGCGGGCGCGGGGCTGGCGCTTGTACGTGATCTGGCCGGCGCGCGCGCCTTCCTTGATCTCGCGGCCGTCGCCGAGGTCGACGAACAGGGCGTCAGCGACCGCCAGGGGGCCGTTCATCCGGTGGCCTTGAGGCTGGCGCGGTCCGCGGTGTCGGCGATGTGGTCGGCGAGGACGCATTCGCTGATGCCGCAGGTCGATCGGATCTGCCCGCTGGGCTGGCGGCCTTTCCCGACGAGGTAGGCGACCTGCTTGATCGTGAAGACTTCGCCGCCGTAGTGGATCTTTCGGCTGCCGGTCCATGCGAGGTGACCGCCGGGCAGGGGCTCGGTGTTGGCGTCGAAGATGGAGCGGAGGCTTGTCCCTTGGCGGACCTGCGTGGCGCGCTGGGCCTGCTCGCGGCGCCGTAGGACTTCCTCGTGGCTGAGGTTGCGGCGGGTGGCGGTGCGGCGGAGCGCGGCGCGCTCTCGCCAGGTGAGGCCGCCCCACACTCCGTCGTCGATGGAGTTGGTGAGCGCCCAGGTGAGGCAGGGCGTTGCCGAGGGGCAGTTGCGGCAGATGGCCTTGGCCTGCTCGATGGTGACGAGGTGGGGGCCGGAGTCGCCGACGGGGAAGAACAGGGCGGGGTCTTCGGTGCGGCAGGCGGCCTCGTCGCGCCAGTCGGCGGTGCGTTTGGCGCTGAGGGGGTTGCGGACGGGGCTCATGCTGCGACCTCCGCCCCGTGGAGGACGGCCCGCAGCCGGGTGCCGATCCAGGTGCCGACCTGCGGGGAGACAGCGTTCCCGAACCCGTCGACCTGGTCACGAGCGGTGCCCCACACCCGGAAGGTCCCGGTGTAGTCGCCGAAGTTCACGTCGAAGCCGCAGCCGCGGCCGATCTCGTGGGCGGCCATCATCCGGTAGAAGCACTCGTTGAACGGCACCTGCGACAGTGCGGGACCCCAGTTCGCGGTGAGAAGCGCCGTCGTGTCGTGGGCGGTGAGCGTGCCCAGCGGGTCGGTGACCGGGTGCGGCGCCGTCCCGTGTCCGGGGCTCGTTCCGTTCTGCTTGAACCAGCCGGCCGCGGTGAGCAGCCCGGGAATCTGCTCGGCGGTGAACGTGGACATCGGCTCGCTGTACACGGCTGGCACGGTGTGTTTCCGGTACGGGATGACGCCGGAGGAGACGACGGCGAGAGTCTCGGACCCGACCTGGGTGGGCAGAGGCTCGGCCGGGCCGCGTGGTGCGCCCTGGTAGTTGTCGACGGCCACCGAGAGCGCTGCCTCGTCCCACAGGCCCTGTCCGGTCGACAGGAGGGCGGCCTCCTGCTGGCTGGTCTGTGTCGCCAGCGGTTGCAGGAGGAGCCGCTCGGAACCGTGAACGCCCTTGGCGGGCATGAGGATCGCGGGGAAGTCGGCGAACTTCTGGCGGCACCGTTCGATGCGGGCGGTCGTGGACGCGGCGAACGGGCCGCGGTGCCCGTCCTTGAACTCCTTCACGGGCCGGTCGCCGATGCGGGTACCGAGGTCCGTCAGGTCGAGTGCGGCAATGGACGGAGTGGCCGGCGGCTCGACGCGGGTCCGGCAGGAGGGGCAGCGGTACTCGTACTGCTCGCCGTAGGCGACCTTCCCGGTCGGCGGGATCCCGGTGCGCCACGTCCACACTGCTTCGACGTCCCGGTCGCAGCTCCCGCAGCGGGACACTGGCCGGTGCTCCAGGTCGGGCATGGGCAGTGACTTGTGGACGAACGCCCAGTAGCCGCGGTTCCGAGACTGGGGGACGCCGAAGAACTGGCTGTTGAGGAACAGGACCGTGTGGTTGTAGTCGAGCAGGTCGAACTGCTTGAGCCACCACCGGTAGGTGGATCCGTCGCCGATCTTCTTGCTGCCCGGCAGGAGCGGTCCCCACGACTGGAGTTCGGTCGTGCACTCGACGAGGATCATGCGCGGCCGGTGGGTCTGCGCGTAGTGCAGGACGCAGTTGGCGGTGGCCCGGTCTCGTTCGGAGCGGGTGACCCTGTCCTCGTAGTCGGGGTCGTCCATTCCGAAGAGGGTCAGGCCGTGTGCGTAGGCCCGCTTGGTGTTGGCGAAGGAGTGGTTGACGCAGGAGACTCCGGCGACGAGGAGGTCGGCTGCGGGGAGGTCGCGGGCGGAGTGGTAGTCGGCGGCCTCGGGGTCGACGAGGTCGGCGATCCAGTGCTCGGCTTCCGGGTGGTTCGCCTCGTGGACCTGGACTTTGTACTCGTTGTGGTTGGCGGCCATGATCGTGGTGAATCCGGCGCGCTTGATGCCTTCGGTGAGGCCGCCGAAGCCGGAGAACAGGTCGACGGCGACGTACTCGTCGTGGCGGAAGCGGCGACGGCGGAAGGCCGGCCGGTGTGTGGCCGTGCGGGTGATCGTCTTGCTCATCGGGCCACCGCCACGGTGGTCGTGGGCCACTGCACGCCCTCCAGGGCCCGCCGCTGCTGCTGCGGGAGGTCGACCAGCGGGTAGCCCAGCCAGTCCAGGCCCATCGCCGCGAACACGGCTGCGTCGGCGGCGTCGTACTTGCCCGGTCCCTCGCACCAGATGCCGAGCTGTTCGACGACGAAGGAGCAGACCATGCCCTTGCAGATCCGGGCGCGCTTGTCGCGCGGGTGCTCGCGTCCAGGGTTGGCCTTGCCGGTGGCGTAGGTGTAGCGGGACTGCGGGTTGACGACGGCGAAGGGGATGCTGCGGCGGTGGAGTTCGGTGGTGAGGACCCACCAGAGGCCGGCGAGTTGGTGGACGGCGGAGCCCTTGGCGCCGCGGGCGATGTCCTCGATGACGACGAGGTCGGCGGCCTTGGTGCGGTCGGCGACTTCGCGGCGGAGGTAGTCGATGCGGGCGTGGCCGGTGAGTCCGGGGTGGCGGATGGCGTCGGCCCAGTCGGCGCCAGCGATACCGAGGCTGTTGAGGCTGGCGTCGATGCCGATGACGAGGGGCCGGGGCCCGGCCGCCGGGGTGGCGGCCGGCGCCTCGGGGGTGAAGAGGGTGGGTGCGGTACTCACTGGCCACCGTCCTCGTCCGGCCAGATGATGCGAGGCGTGACCTTCACGGCCCGGCCGTCGCGGACGACGACCCGCCACAGGTCCTTGTTCTCCTCGCCCTCGCACTCCAGGCGGCCGCTGAACGTGTGGCCGGGGAAGAGGTCGATGCAGCGCTGGACCTGCTCGACAAGGTGGCGAGCGCGGTACTCGTCGATGTACGGCATTACCAGCGCTGCGCCGGTGCGCCGGAGCAGCGGGCCCTCGTCGGTGTCGACACTGTCCTCGGCGACGCGCAGACCGAGGTCGATCTCCGGTGCGTACCAGAGGCCTTCGCGCCCGGCTTTGTCGAACGGGCTGTTCTTGATCTCGTTCCAGGTGAGGGGCGGTTCGATGGAGAACTCGCCGGTCACGTGCGTGATGTATCCCATGGTCATTCCCCCGGGGTGTTCGTGCGGCAGGTCCAGCAGTGGCGGGAGCCGTCGCGGTGCATGCCGTGGAAGGTGGTGCGCTGCTCGGCGGGGCAGTACGCGGCCTTGTTGGCGACGAGGTCGTCGGGGCGGAGCAGCGGGGTGGGCTGGGTGGCGCCGGGCCGGTGGCGGCCGGCGGGGGCGACGATCTGGCGGAGGACCCGCAGCGGGCTCGTCACGACGCACCTCCGCAGGTGCAGCGCTGGTTCGCCGCGGTCACCTCGGCCAGCCGCTGCTCCAGGGCCGCGGCGTGCGCGCGTGACTCCCGCAGGAGCTTTGTAAGCGGGGTACGGCGGGGCAGGCCGCCCTCGATGCGGGGCTCGCCCTTCAGCGCGTCCGCCTTCGAGAGCTGGCGGGCGGCGGTGATGCTTGCGGCCTTGAATGCCTCGCGTTCTTCGACGGCCTGGTTACGCTCGGCGCGGAGGCGGTTGGTCTCGGCGTGGGCGGCGGCCAGCTCGGCGAGGTGGGTGCGGCGGAAGACGAGTCCGAACATCACGCCTCACCGCCCCGGAGAGCGTCGAAGACGTCGCGGGCCCAGCGCGCGTCACCGAGCGCCGTGTGAGCGACCCCGGGCCCCGGCGGCTCCACACCCGTCCACCGGGACAGATCCCGCGAGGAGAACGGGAACCGCACCTCGTCCGACGGCAGCGGCTTCGCCCCCGCAAGGCGGGCCAGCTTGGCCATGCCGAGCCTCTGGCCGGCGGCGAGCGTCGCGATGCAGACGGGCCGGTAATGCCACTGCGCGCTGCCGGGGCCGAGAAGCTTCCGGAGGAACCGGTCGTCGAACCCCGGGTTCGAGCCGACCAGGACCGCGCCCCGGAGGATGTTGAGGATGGCGTCGACCGCCTCGGCTCGGCTCATCAGGACAGCCGGGGTGCTGCCGGTGAACGCGGCCAGGTCGGCGCCGACGGCCAGCTGGCGGCGCTCGTGGAAGCCGCCGATGCGCAGGGACTCGGGGTCGGCGGTCTCCAGGTTGATGGAGAACTGCCACACGTACTCGGTGTCCGTGGCTGGGTCGTCGTCCTCGCGGAGGATGACGGCCACCTCCCACGCCTCACCGATCTCGGCGTCCAGGTGGGTCGTTTCGGTGTCGACAAACGCGATCGGGGTGCTCATGCGCGGGCCCCCGATCCGGGAGCAGCGGCTGCCGGCCAGCCGCCGGACGGCTCGTCGTCGACGAACTCCGCCTCGATCGGGCCCTCTTCCGTGATCCCGTCGTCACCCTCCTCGGGCAGCCCAGCCGCCGGCTGCGGCAACTGCGGAGCGAATCCCGTCGGAGTCCCGGCCACCTCGGCCTGCGCCCGCAACTGCTCGCGCATGTACTCCGCCGACGTCGGCACCCACTTCGCGAGCCGACGGGCGGCCGTCTTCAGCCACATCGCCTCCTCGTTCGTGTTCCACGGCGAGTAGTCCGCGCCCTTGCCCGACGCGCTGTCGGACTTGGCCTTGGCGTCCATGACCTGCTGCCGGTTGAGGATGACGACCTTGGAGGTGGCGCCGTCCTTCATGACCGCGTAGGCGTACACACCGACCAGGTCGCCGCGCTCGCCGCCGAACCAGTCGACGTCGTGGACCGGGCGCTCGTCGCGGCCGATGACGTACCGGAAGGAGTCGTTCTTACGGACGGTCTCGACGACGACGGAGGACACCGCACCGGCCCGGTAGATCAGTTCGACGATGCCCTGGTAGCCGACGATCCCCTTGATGATGAAGTTCCAGTTATGGTCCTTCGACTTCCGCGGGGTGAGGTAGAACTGCTCGGTCCCGGGCTCCAGGCCGAGGCGGGCGGCGGTCTTCAGCTCCCGCAGGAACACGCCGGGGTCGGTCTTCGCGGCCCGCTCCAGCATCTGGTTGCCGCGGATGGCGCCGACGGCGAGGCGGATCCACTGGTCGGCGTTGATGTGGGAGGGGACGAGGGCGGCGTACTCCTCGCGGTACTGCTCGACCATGGCGGCCGGGCCGGTGTCGCGGGTGGCGATGGCGGTGGACACGTTGTCGCTCATGCGGCGTTCCTTCGGGTGCGTGCAGGCATCAGGGAGTAGGTGGACCCGTTGCGGACCGTGCGGGTGGCAACTCGGGCGCGTTCGCATACGGCGCGCTGGCCGGTACCGATCGCGTCGAGGAGCAGGCCCTTGCACGTGGTGAGTTCGTCCTCGGCCGCCCAGAAGGTGTCCTGCGCGGCGTAGAAGCGGTCCCGCAGCACGGTGTCGATCTCGACGTCGACCGGGTCCAGCCCGTCGGGGATCTCACGGATCGCCTGATAGGTCGCGGAGTGACCGTCGATGTCCGGACGGACGTCGTGGGCCAGGTCGTCCATGAAGCGGGCGCCGGCCTCGCGGAGGATGCGGGCCTCGTCCGCGTCGTAGTCGACGGCGTACTCGCGGTACTCCGACCCGGCGATGAGGACACCAACCCAGCAGCGGCGGGCGCTGGTGACGTCCATGTAGTGCAGGCACTGCGCCCGGTAGTGGACGGGGATCTCCGACGTGCCTTCCTTGCCCCAGCCGGTGTCGTCCCGTGCGGTCTTCGCTTCGAAGAGGTCCGGTCCGGCGTGCCGGTCGGGGTTGGCGACCTGCCAGGGCCGGTCGGGGTGGCAGTAGGTGGGTGCCGGGGTGACGTCGAGTTCGGGGTGCTCGCGGGCGAAGCGTCGGCAGATTGCGGGCTCGTGCTCTTTGCCCCAGTACATTTCCTCGGACTCTTCGACGGGCCCGATGAGGCCCTTCTTGCGGTGCCAGAGGGAGAACCGGGACTCGTAGGGGGAGAGGCCGACGACTGCGGCGATCTCGCTGCCGCCGATGCCGTGGGCGCGGGCGGCGTGCCACTGGTCGGTGCCGGGTTCGAACCATCCGAGGACGGTCGGGCCGGCGGCCGGGGCGGCGTGCGCCCCGGCCTGCGCGGTGGTCGTCATGAGGTGGTGCCCTCCGTGCTGTTCAGGTAGTACGTGCGGCGGCCCTTGTCGTCGATGACCGCGACGAGCAGGCCCCGCGCGGCGAGGTTCCGGAGGTCCTTGCGGACCGTGTTCCGGCCGGCGGTGGGCCACGGGCTGCGCTTGAGGATGCGGACCGCGTGCTGGGTGGTGAGGGGGCGTCCGTCGGCCTGTATGGCGTTGGCGAGGTAGCCGCGGCGGGTGATCAGCTCAGGCATCAGCGGCCTCGCCCTCGTTGGCCTCGGTCCAGCCGTCGATGTCCTGTTCGTCGAGGAAGTCGCCGTGCCAGCCCGCGCCCGGCTCACCGGTGCGGGCCCAGCCGATGGCGCGAAGGTGGCCGCGGTCCGGGTGTCGGGTGACGTGCTCGACGCGGAAGGTGGTGATGAGCTCGGGTGCGGTGTATCCGCTGTGGGGGCTCCGGTACGTGCGGCCGACCTGGAGGAAGTCGGGAGCGCCCGTCGGCGCAGGGACGGGGGCCTGCTCCTGGTGCTGCTTGGCCAGCCAGACCACGTAGTTGGCGAGGATGGAGCCCTCGTCGCCGTCGCCGTCCCATTCGTTCGGGTCCGGCATAGTCGCCACGATCGCGTCACGCAGCATGCGGTACATCTGCGCGGCTTCACCGAGGGTCTCCTGATCCCCGGGCTCCTGCTCGTCCAGCACCTCGGCGCGGACATGTGCGTCGTGCTCGGCGAGGAACTTCCGGGCGTCGTCCTCGTACATGGACCCGGACTCGCGGACGCACTGCACGATGTACTCGGCGCGCTGGTCGGCGTTCACTGGCCACCGCCCTTGCGCTGGTAGGCAGCGAGGCGGCAGTGAATGCCCCACCACGACACATGCCGCGGCGCGACCGACGCCTCGTCCCACTCGGCGTCGAGCAGCTCGTAGAAGGTGTCGTCGGCAGTGCAGCCGCCGTGCCCCTCGCCTGCGTAGATGAGGAGGTCACCCTCGTACAGGGACAGGGCGTGCCCGGCGTGGGCGCCACCGTAGGGCGGCCACACCATCAGCAGGGCGCGGTCCTGGTGGTGCTTCACCGCGGTCGCGTCGTCCTGGAGGACCGTCGTGTACGGACCGGCCTTGCAGTACGAGTTGTCGTCGGCCGGCGGGTGCGGGTCGTAGGCGGCGACATCGACGCCGGCCTGCTCCAACTGCCAGGCCCAGTAGCCGGTCCCCGCGCCGATCTCGACGACGGCGCGGCCGGCGAGCTGCTGCACCATCCAGTCGACGTCGCCGGGTGAGACGATCGACCACGCGTAGGTGGTGGCCAGGTGCTCGCGGGAGGCGCCGACCTGTTCGAGTTCGAGGAACGTAGACCTGCCGAACGCCCCGGAGGCGAAGGTCGGCTGAAGCTCCGTCGCGGTGTTCCAGTACGGCTCGGCGGGCATCCACCGGACCGCCTCCCACAGGGGGTTGGCGACTCCGTCGGGGGTTGTCTGGTCCTGGTCGCTTCCGGCGATGGGGCGGAAGGGCGATGCACTGGAGCCGAAGCGGCGCCGTCCAGCGTCAGGCTCTCGCCAGGCGGCTTGCAGCCGCTCGATGATGCGGTCGGTGCTCATGCGGCGGCACCGCCCTCACGCGCTCCCGGGATCTGACGCGGCGCCGTGATCTCCCCTGCCGCGTCCCGCAACTGCCCCAGCCCCGACGCGTACAGAGGAATCCGGCCCTCGTTCGCGTACTCCTTCAGCAGCTGGTCCATGCGCTCGTCGAACTCGTGCCGAGCGTGCGAGTCGCGGCCCTGGTGGATCGCCGACTGCGACAGCTCGTACATCGCGGCGAACTCCTCACCGAACCCGGTCGGATCCTCGGCCGCCTGCTGGAACAGCTCCGTGAACACGGCCCGGACGAGGAACGTGGAGACGTCGAGGTCGGCGCCGTCCGAGGTGACGCGGAGGGTGAGCGGCAGAGGGCCGTCAATGGGGTAGCGGTTCATCGGGTGGCTCCCGTCGGGGCGGTGAGGATGAGGAGGAGTGCGGCGGCCGTCAGCGCGGCCCGCTCGGCGAAGGCACGGCCGGCGGCCGGGGCCTGGCGGACGGCGCGCGGGAGCAGGTGCTCGGCGTTGACGAGAAGGAAGAACGGGACCAGCGAGGCGCCGAAGAGGCCGACTGCGAGGAACACGGCAGCGGTGACGTCGCGGGCGGAGGCCGTGCAGCTCATCGGGCACCGCCCGTCTCGGGCAGGTCCCGGCCTACCTGGTAGCGGTGTACGAGCGGTCCGTCGTGGGGGTCCTCGCGGAGGATCTGCGTCGGCGCGAACGTCCGCGTCAGCGCGTCCGGCGCCTCCGCCGTGAGCGTCACCGCGACCGGGGCATCAGCCAACTGCTGCTCCAGCTCGGCGACCCGAACCCGCAGCCGCTCGTTCTCGGCCTCGACGTCGACCAGGCGACGGAGCACCGGCCCCGACCGCTCGCCCATGTACGACGAGAGGTTGAGGCAGTAGAAGTCCTCCCACTGCGGGTGCTCGTGCTCACGCCGGTTGCGCACGGACTCGCCGAACGACACCAGCAGCGACGACCGGGCGGGCTTCACGTCCCCGATCAGACCGAGGATCATGTCCCGCTCCTGCGGGGTAAGCCGCTCCGGGCCGACCGGCACCGGCAGGGCATCCGACATCGACGCCAACCCGTGCTCCGCCAACTCCGCCATCGTCGCCATCACATACTCCGGGCAGCACGCCGGAGCATCCGCCACCGCGTACAGGCCACGGCCCTCACGGGTCACCGCGCGCCGCATCCACACGGCACCGTCCTGCGTGTTCACGACCAGCGGGTCACGCGTCACCGGGGCGCTCATGCCGCCACCGCCTCAGCGGCCACCGGCAGCAGCGCCGCGACCTCGACCGGAACGTCACGCCACACCGCGCTCAGGACGTGGCGCCGCACCCGCTTCCCCCGCAGCATGAACGTGTCGTCCGCCGGCCGGACGCTGCCGCCGAGCACCGCGGTGTACGCGGCCAGCGCGTCCGCGCCCTCGTAGACGCTGCCGTGCAGGTCAGGGATGACCGAGCCGATGGTCCAGCTTGCGGTGGGGAGTTCGGGGAACTCGGTGAGGAGTTGCACCAGCGCGGTGGCCGCGCTGATCTGGGTAGGGTTGTTGGTCACGGGGACCTCGCTTCTGTGTGGTGGGGTTGCCGGTCGTGGGGTCGTCCGGGCCTGGCAGTCGGGACGGCCTCTCGGCATGTGATGGGTCAGGCAGCGTCAGCCGCGGGCCGCGTGGTGTCCGCCGGCCGGGGCTGGGGAACTTCGCCGCCGGGGTTGGTCATGATTCGGCGGAGGTGCTCGACCAGTTCGGGGGTCGGCGGTGGGGCCAGGGCGACGCGGGCGTGGATCGCGGCGACGGTGGCCGGGCCGAGGATGGCGAGGCGCTCCTCGCGGGTCATGCGACGGCCTCGACGGGCACGCGCTTGATGACCTCGCGCAGGTCAACGTCATATGCCTCGGCGAGTCGCATGGCCGAGTTCAGGTCAGGCTGGGCTTCGCCGCTGAGGTACCGGTACACGGACGATTCGGGGATCCCGGTGCGCCGGTAGATCTTGTATCCGGTGCGGTCGCCGTGGGAGCTGGTGATGTTGAGCAGCTTCTTGATGTCGAGGCGGAACACGTAGTCACTCCTCTCTTCGCTCGCTGGGGTGCTGGTAGCAGGGGGTTCCTTGCTCACGAGGGAGACCCTGCCACGAACATCCCTCCCGCGCAAGGGAGCTTGCGGGCTAGGGAGGAGTGATTTTTGTGTCGTACGCACGTTCGAGTGCCGGAGTGACCAGTGTTAACGCAGGTCAGTGGCCTGATCGTGACCCTTGCGCGCGAGGGAACTTCTGGCTACTCCCTAACTAGGGAGGTAAAGTTTTGGGACATGACCGATGCCACCCCCACACGCGCACAGCGATTCGCCGCAATCGTCGTGCCAGCCGCCGTACGCGCCGGCTACGTCGGCCACGGCGCCAAGGCCCGCTTCGCGCGAGACACCGGCATGACGGACAGCAGCGTCACGCGCCTCTGGCAAGGAAGTGCCCTTCCTGAGGCGCGCTTCTACGAGGCAATTGCCTCCGCCACTGGCCTCGACCTCGCAACTCTCCTTGTGGAGGGTGGCGTTCTATCGCATCAGTCGCTTCAGTCACTGTCCGAAACTGACCGATCGCAGGTAGGCTCGTCCCTCACCGTGGAAGAAGCAGCCGATCGGCTGGGCATTCGGGACGAGGTAGGACGCGAGCTTTTCTACGCAACCATCGAGCGTCTCAAGCGTCTACAAGACGACGCCTCCGATCACGCCGCTGACGACGACCACGGAGGAACAGCGGCACAGATGTGA